ATTCCGCCACAATCGCATTTGGTGTTGCCGCTGGGGATCGAACCCAGAGAAAAGCGTGTTTGAGACGCTCGCGTATGCCAGTTCCGCCACGGCAACATGTGGAGCAGGTAATGGGAGTCGAACCCACATCTTCGGATTGGAAATCCGACCTATTAACCGTTATAAGATACCTGCATGTCCCCCGCGATGACGAGTCGCGGGAGGTTCGCTTGCCGTGCCAAGCGGTGTGTGTGAGTGGAGTTTGCTCACGGACATAAAATTTCCTCTGCACGGTGAGGATTGGTCGAGGTGACAGGATTTGAACCTGCGGCATCTTGCTCCCAAAGCAAGCGCTCTACCAAGCTGAGCCACACCTCGTTGTTGCTCGTCTTTTCCGAGCTGTCAGACGAAAGAACTGATGATTCAGAACTGCGTAGGCTGTCAACCCACGGCTCAGTCGCCTTTTTCTCTTTTACTTCTCAGTGACTTAGAAGAATTTGCCCGGAGGCCGGATTCGAACCGACAGCATCGAGATTACAAATCTAAAAGAAAATTGCTGTCAGCGGACTTATCAGTCCACATGTTTCGCGCTCTGCCTATTGAGCTACACCGGGCATATTCAGTTGGCGGATTTTTGAGGAGCCGCGGAGTCGAACCGCGAGAGAAAAGTGTTGTTAACATCTCAATATATTTTGCTGTCAGCGTGCCCGCCCGTCACGCCATTGCACTGCCACCGGACGCTCCTCATGTTGCCGGTCTTTCCCGGCTGTCAGCGGTCTTTTCCGCCGTCGCCGCTTTGCCATCGTTTTTTGTCTACATATACTACTATACAAAAAATCGATTTTTGGGACGCGAAATCTGAAAATTTTTCAAAAAAATTTTTTACTTAGTGTCCGTGACTACAGTGCCACCCTGAACGGTGACCCAACCATGCTTCTCGCGGGCTTCCATTTCCATTTTCTTGAGCAGCTTATCGGTCAGAGAAGCAGAAATCGTCGAGTTTGCCTTTGCTTCTGCCTCTGCTGCAATCTGCTTGGCCTGTGCGTCAGCCTGCGCTTCCAGAATCTTCGTCTGGTTCTGCACCTTGATGGTTTCCTGCTCAGCCTCGGCCTGCTGCTTCTTCTGCATCGCCGTCACGCGGTCATTGATGGTCTGCTGCAGCTGCTCATCTGGATGTACGTCAATGATAGAGGCGTCAATCACATCAATACCGAACTCGTCACCGAGCTTCTCGGAAAGAGCCTCTGTCAGCTGGGCGTTGATCTTCGCACGGTCACCGGAATAGATATCCATCATGGTGTAATCGGTCGTGACCTCGGAAATCTTGGACTTGAGAATCGTACGGACACGGTTGTTCACGATGTCCTCGCCGTCCATACCGCGGAACTTCTTATAGGTGTCTACGACCTCGTCCTGCTTAAAGCGGTAGGACATCTGGAAGCTGATATTGATGTTGGCGTTATCTGCCGTTGCTACGTTAAAGGAATCGTCGCCCTCACTGCTGTCGCGGGAATCCTTGGTCAGAACGAGCTGCTCATTACCGACGGTGAACCTCTTTACCTTCTTGGTCGGACTTACGACATGGAAGCCCTGCGTGAGAACCTCGTCCTGTACGCCGCCGTTCATGCTGTAAACCACACCGACGTAGCCGGTCGGGATTCGTTCCGTACACACGAAAGTTCCGATACCTCCGAATACCAGAGCGGCCGCCAGAACGACGCCGCCGATTGCACCTTTACTCATGTTTGTTTTCTCCTTCGTTTTTGTTTTCTTCGTCCTCATCGGACATTTCCTTTATCGCATCGCCGAAGATGCTTGTCAGAAAGCTGCCGAGCTTCTTAAACATGAAAGCGCAGCAGGCCCAGATAAACACCCCGACGATGATACAAAGCGCGTAGAATACTGGATTCAAGTTGTTTCTCCTTTTGATATTTCCGCATGACATTAGAATGGGCAGGATTTAAGCTCATTCATCCTGTTCCTCCTCTCCGATATCTTTTCTTATCGCCCTTACCGCCGCCTCCCACTGTTTCATAGTCAGCAGTTCCGCTTTATCTTCCTTCACGCTGATGCGGCACTTTTCTTTTTCCGCAATGCCTTTCAGCAGCCGGTTTACTTCCCTCTGCACCATGTCGCTCTCTCCGATTAAGCATTTCGGTTCCGGCTGCATTTTCGGATTGATGTAACGCATCAGCCTGTAATGCACGCGCAGCACATAATCACATATGCCATAAAACAGCTTCATGGTCTCCGCGTCCTCTTCCGGTACACCGTAGCAGTAAGCGTACTTGCACGCGATTTTGATTGCGTCTGCCGTTGTCAGCCCTTCGCGCATGCTGATCCCGCACACTTCTTCATTCATTCGTTTTTCTCCCTTCGTATCGCCTCGTTGATAGCAGCGTCTGTTACTTCGTTGCCGTGGAAGCCTCCGTAGTAGTAGATTTTTTCGAGTTCCTCGGTTGTGGTGGCCGGGTCGATGAGACGGATGGCTTGGTCAAGGGTCATTGTTTTTCCACCTATTCCATGCCTTAACTACATCCTCAACCGCACTCGTTCCGACGCGCTCGCTGTCGGCTGCAGTCCATGTGGTTGCACCGCATTTGGTGCAGAGCACTCTCACGCCGTTGCTTACAAACAGGCGAGCTTTTCCACCGCAGAACGGACACGGTTTAAGCTCAATCATTGCTTGCCCTCCTGTTCCACGCTTCAATCACTTTTTCAACAGCACTGGTTTTGTAGCATTCACTGTCCGCCAAAATTTCTGAAGAAGCGCGACATTTAGTACAAAGCACTCTTACGCCGTCACTTACAAACAACCTCGCTTCTCCACCACAGAAAGGACAAGATTTAAGCTCAATCATTGTCTTCACCTCCGTCCATGTCTGATTTTCTTTGTCTTACAGGTGTTAGTAACGCTTTTCTTTCATCCCATCCACTCGCAAGTCGCATTCTTAATGTAGTTTTTCTTATGCCGAGCATTTCCGACCATTCGCCGATTGTATGAGATACGCCATCAAGACATATCAAATGGTTTGAACGTTTATTATTCTGCTGTTCTCGGATCGTTGCCCATCTGCAATTTTCAGGACTATAATTCCCATCTACATCAATCCTATCTATCGTAAGATTATTTCTATACCCTGCTTTGATTGCCCAGTCGCGGAATGGAACATATTCACTCCATTCGTCACAGACTGTTATCCCTCTCCCCCCATAACTTGCATAATGCTTATGGTTTGGGTTTTCGCATCGCGAGTGCATGCCTTCCCATATTTTATGAAGCCTCGTTTTGGTTTCGTGATGAGTTGATATTCCAATTCTTTCAATTTTCCATCCTTTACAAAACCCGTTTCTACGATAGCACGAAGCTACACTACACTGTGCAACTTTCAAGAAGTCACACGCTTCTTTTTCCGAATTGAACAAGTGGATCACCCCGTCTTTTTCAATTCTATAAATAGTCGTCGAATGTGTCATAGATCACACCTCGCGCCACAATTAGGGCAAATTGGGTAAATCTTTTTGTCACTCCATCTATATTCACGATGCATTGCTTCGTTGCCACAGACAGAGCAATCATAACAAAAATCGCTATTCTTCCAGTGCGGATGTACCCACTTCCCATGCACCACCGGCACAACATCGGCGGCGGGCGGCGAGGCAACAATCTCCATTGCCATGGCACCGTCGGAACCGTCCACCCATTTTGCCGCCATCACCGCTCTTATGGCAGTATCCCGCTTAATGTATCCACCCATTTTCGCACCCCTTTCCCAAATGAGTTGCACTTTTCTGCTTCTCAAAGTAAAACTCAATCGGCTTTTCATTCTCGATCACATTCCCGTAAACTACGCCAACCTTATAGATGTAATTTTCGCGCAGCTTTCTCGGAATTTCCGCGATGTAGCGCCGGAATGTTTCCAGCGTATGGGCTCGCTTGTAATGATTGCACATTCGACAAGACGGCATGAGATTCGAAATATCATCTGTCCCCGCATCTTCAATTCCCCATGCCCTCAGTGGGAGAAAATGATCTACTTGCATATCTTTGTATGCAATCTCTCTGCCACAATAAGCACAGTGCCCGTCGTATTTGCGGTATACTTCTTCGCGGATTTTCTTACTTATCGCCATCGTTTTTCTCCTCCGGCAGATCCGGCATCGGCATCCAATGGGTTACTTCGCAATCTACCGGACAGTTGTAAACATCGTCCGGCGTGAAGCATCTGCTTTCCCACCAGCACTCCGGAATGATGTAATCGTCACGCTCTTCGTCATAACGGCCATACTCACAGATATCGTTCCAGTTCCAATTGCTGTCTCCTACGAATAACGTCCCGTCTTCATGAATTGCTGTTGCAATAAATCGCCTGCCATTTCTATTGCAGACAATCATCACTTCGGTTTCGGGTTTTGGCAGGCGTTCGGTTATCGGAATCCACCGCACCACCGGCACAACATCGGCAGTGGGAACGTCACGTACAGCCCATTCCGGATTAAGCCCCTTTAGATACGCTTCTCCGGCGGCATCTTCCGCCGCTTCACGCTCAATATACTCGCTCATTCATTTTCCTCCCATTCTTCTGTTTTACTCGCCAAATCTCCGTTTCGTAACCGCAATCGGAAACTCTTCGATTTCACTTGCCCAAAGGGTTTCGCCACCGAGTTCATTCCAAATCAGCGGAAAACCTCCGACTCCATCGAACAGGCTTGCCATCGTTGCCGGCCGACCGAACTGTTTATACAGTCTGCTAAGTACCCATCGCCAGGGCGGCAGTGCGATGGAATTTCCCATCGCTTTGTATCGTCCCGTGTTTGCGCTCTCCTTATGTCCCTTCCCGTTTGAGCCTGTCCATTCTCCGATGTCAGTCCAGTTATCCGGAAATCCCTGCAGCCTTTCGCATTCAAGTGGCGTCAGCCGTCGAATGAATTTATCCCTGCCGGGCTTTACTTCCATCACCGCCATTGGGTCATGCATGCAGTTCAGTGTCTGGCACACATCCGGCGTGAGATGTGTCGCAATGTGTGCCTGTCCATTTCCTACACAAACCGGCCGGAACAAAAGCGGGATCTGGTTTCCGCCTGTTCCCATGCGGGCTTGGAGTGTCGGCACACGCTGACCGCATTCTCTGATGACATCACAGGCGTGCGTCATATCAAGAATTATGCAGTCCTTGACTGGATCTCCAACGCTAGCCGCAGATACTCCGGAAGCTCCTTCTTGTTTCGTTCTGCTCTCTTCAGAATTCCCTGACACGCCTTCGCGCTCAAAAAGTACCTCGGGAGCGGATTCTCCTCCAAAATCTGCGACAAGTGCGATTCTACGGCGACTCTGGGGGACTCCCCAAAACTGTGCATTGAGTACGCGCCAAGCGATACTCCATCCGTCTCCCATGACGCATCCGGCAGTTCTCCATTTGCCCTTCGGAGGTTCAGGAATAACGGCATTGGGTTCGACGATCCTCGCGATTTCTTCGAGGACTCGGCGGAAATCTTCTCCTTTGTGGCTGCTAAAAGCTCCGACGACGTTTTCCCATACCATGTATCGAGGACTTGCTGTCCCTGAAGCTGCTTCACTGTGTTCCCTCATTTCTCTTACAAGTCGTGTCTGTTCGAAGAAAAGAACTGATCGTTTCCCCTCAAATCCCGCTTTAGATCCTGCGATACTAACATCTTGGCAAGGACTGCCGCCGATGACGCAATCAACGACCGGAACTTCGCGGCCGTTTATCTTTGTGATATCTCCCAGATGTTTCGTAAACTCGTTCTCCTCTCAAACTTGACTTTGGTTGTACAATTCCTTTGCTCTTGCCTGAACCATATCCCAGATTTTACAGTCTGGGATGTTTGTGTTCAGGTATTTTTCTATCCGCTCAGGTTCCAGTTCGTGCTGGTGAGCGGCCATAAATGTTCCATGAATACGGCCGGTCGGCTTATTACAGTAACTCCATTCGTCGAATTTTCCGCTGTAACGAAAATCCAAGATATTCAGCGTGTCACCGACGATTGAAATCGTTACCTTTGGACTTAGGCTGAAGCTGGCACACAAGATACGGTCTTCAAAGGTTTCTGCATTACCGTATCGGAATGTCCACTTCTGCGATTGCCCGCCGCCGACCATATCATGACCCTTGCAGTTCGGTTCGTTTCCATTCCACATATTCTGGGTGAAAATCGGAAACGATGGGAAAATCTCGCCGCTCATACACCGTAACCCCAAACGTAGAGGAACATCGGAATGAGCATTACTGCGCCAAAGAGCATCCCTGCGGCGATATCGCCCAATCGGTTTAACGTTTGTCTTCTCATAATCAGCCTCCGAATCTGTTATTACGAAATTCAATACTAAACTCAAGCCGCTTTACCTGCTGTTCAAGCTGATTCCATTCCTCTTCATAGCGAACCATTCTCAGCTTGATTGGCTGCGGCTGACGAGAGGCTTCCTCACAGAGCCCCATAAACTGCATCATCAGGAATTCTTTCGGTGCGGCTGTCTGCTGACGGCTGACCAACGCATTCCCGATGTACTGCTCAATGATGACGCTGTAGGTTTCTCCGAGATCAAAAAACATAGTTGACCTCACCCGGACTGTTCAGCCAGTCAGCATATCGCTGGACAAACAGATCTTCTGTCGTCATATCAATTTTTGTCAATCCGGTAATCATACCCTGCATGATTCGATTGTTGAAGACGAACTCGGCATATTCCTTTACGGTCATCTTGCGGATACGGTCGATTCTTCGTTCCGGCAGGCTGCGGACGACTTTGATTTCATCCCAGCCCTCATCAATTCTCGGCTCACACAGTTCCAGATTCATGCGCTTGATGACTTCTTCCGGAACCGGCGTGCCGCGGTCGGTATTCTGGGACAGCGCCTGTTCCAATGGGATTGCAAAATAAATGCAAACCTTGCGGCCGGCCAATCTCTTAATCTCATTCAGAAGATCGGCGCGGCGCGTATGACGCAGATTCGTTGCATCGTAAACAACATCGTTGCCAGCGGAAAGTGCTTCCTTTGTGCGCTCATGCAGGATATCGAATACCTGTTTGTGCATCTTCTTGTCGCCGCCGTCTGCTCCGATCTCAGCGCGGATATCGTCACTGGAAAGTACGGTTGCATTCGGAATCTGGCGGGCGTAGGTGGTTTTGCCGGAACCCGGCACGCCGACCATCATGTAGAACGTGGGTTTCTTCTCTGCCATTTTTATCGCTCCTTCGTTAACTGTTCATTGATTTTGTTGACTGCTTTGACCAACTCGTCTACCTTCTGCGCGAGCATGCGCTCGGTCGCGCTGAGAAAAACTCCGGCGAGGTTGATCGGTTTGATTGTGTCCTTTTTGTCTTCTCTTAGTTTTTTGTTTCCTACCCGAGCGAAATAATTAGAAAGAGAATCTCCTCCGTACACAAATATCGATCTAAGTGACCCTTTATCCTTTTCTGGTGCCGTTATGCTCACTTCGATTGTTTTACGTTCCAATCTTATAAGACCGGCATAATCGCTGCTGTCATAAAACCTGACAATATAACCAACGCTGCCATCGGCTAATTCTACATATTCACCTACATGAAAGTCCACTTTAGTTAGCCCCCTTTGTTTTCTCGCCAATGACAGCATCGGTATACGCAAAACCTTTGATTCTCACTTCGCATGGATAGCACCGAACCTTCGTTTTGCTGTCCAGAGAAATCACATCGTTGCCAGTTTGCGGCCGTTCTTCATCGAAACACACGCTAATATCGCCATCAAATATCTGTGCAAGCGGCTCCTCTCCTACATAAATGAAAACCGGATCATTGTTTTCGTTGATGATGCCAAATTCAGATTTCAAGATTCTTTCTCCTCTCGAAGTGTCGGGTCAACCAGTGAACAGGTTACATTCACGTTGAGCGTCTTTACTTCTCTGGTACGATATTTTTCACCAAGACCAAAGACTTCACTTTTTAGTGTTTTATCAGCGAATCGAACCAATCCAATGCGGCCATAGGGTTCAATCGTAACGTACCAGTCGTAATACTCATCCGAGCGTACCTTTTTGTAATAGCGGATGATTCGTTTTAATTGCTTATCTTCTATTACGAACGCTTCATATGCCGAGATATACGGTGATTCGGTTCTTGCTACAGGGGCTTCTGTTATTTCAATCATAATTGCACCTCAAATTACACTTACTGCGGTTGCCGCCAACAGGAACAAAGCCAGAGCGGCGGCAGCCAGATATACGCTTTTACTCATGGAATCAGCCCTTCCAAATCATTGGGGAACCATCATCGTTGACAAGAAGTGTGAACGTTCCGCGATTGTACATACCGTTAGATTGCGTATACATCACACGATTTGCAGCGTTATACACGATGTCATAGTAGGGATAGGAGGCGATTGTTACAAAATGCGCCTGCAAACTGGTTGGATTCTCAATCGGCTGTGAGCCGCAGGCGGTCAGTCCGAGCACCATCATTGCGGCGATTAAGACTCCGAGAAAATATTTCCCTTTCAAGATTGCTTTGACCTCACTTTACGAGATAAACATTACGATACTGGATGCCGAGGCGACTTGCTTCGGATTTACTGCCGACGGCAACATCGATAATCGAACCATGGATGGCCGATCCTGTGTCAGCGCAGTAGAAGATGCCATCGTAACCTTCAATGCGAATCTTGGAACCGAGAGGAATTACTCGCGGATCAACCGCCACCGTGTACCACGGCGTCACCGGTGTGCCGAGAGCGGTAATACTTCCACCTTCATCAGCGGCGCCCGTGTAGAAAGTCAGCTTATAACGTCCAAGAAGCTGACCCTTGGAGTTTTCCTCGGCCTTTTTCTTTTCCTCGGCAACCGCTGCGTTGTACTGCTTGGTCAGGTCGATAACGGTTTCGTTATGCTCATTCCACATCTGCTTTGCGTACCAGATGGTGTAATGATGCTCTTCTGCGCCAAGGGCGCGGGCATTCTCTGCAAGCTGATGTGCTGCGTTGCGCTGCTGGAGCGCTTTATCAAGATCCTTCTTGATATCCGCGGAGCTTACTGCCCCGGCGCTTACGGTAAGTACAGTGGTAAAACAGGCGGCTGCGGCCGCCGCTCGTCGAAGTGCGTGCTTGTTCATATTCAGTCTCCTTTGTTCTTCAGTTGGTCGATTACGTCTTCTACGATACGGTCATAGCCGACCATATCTCCGGTTGTGTATTGGAATTCGATGCCGTTTTGGTTCAAGGTTTTCAGGATGAGCTCGGCGACACCATCAGCTTCAGCCTCTGTTTGGTTGCGTCCTGCCGGGTTGTATTCCTTCACTCGAGCCAGGAAGTAATTGAGATTGTTGTAGGTGTTCCAAATGTTCAGCGTGTACTGCTTGTACACCTCTCCGTAACATGGGTCATCTTTATTAAGATAAACCAGTCCGAGAAGCAATGGAGAATCTGTGATAACGACATCTACCTGATCAGCACAGCGCCGTAGTCTGTAATGCTGTTTTGCTGTGATGTAGTCCTGTGCGGCGAGAGCGGTTTCGTTTTTCTCCCAAGTTTTGTCTTTCGCAAACTCGGTTACCAGTTCAGCGTTATACCCCAGCATTTTCAATCTTGCGAAAACATACGCCGCACCGGTAGATTTACCGCTTCCGGGGCCGCCGAACAAATTTACGACAAGGGTTGGCATTTTAATCACCTCACATTTTGTCGAGCTCGTTATAAAGCTCGGTTCTTGGGTTGTATGGTACATATTCATAAGTCATTGCTGACTTAATGGCTTGGATTTGTGCCTTTGCTTTGGCTCGTTCCTGCACAAGTTCGGCCAACTTCTTATAAATTTTGTAGCCGCGGTGCGCAGGAAGTTTCGGGTTGTTGCCGGCAAAGTGATACAGGTCAAGCATCTGTAATTCGCAGTCTTTCACTTTGATGGAAAGGTCGTCGATAACCTTTTGCAGGATATTGCTCTGGGAAACTGCTGCATTTACCGTCGGTACAAGCTGCTGTCTGACTTTCTCATCCACTGGCTCGATACGACAGTTTTTGAATTCACCGCGAGCATTCACTCGGAGAAAATTCTTAGCCGCCGTGTGCGTGAATGCTTTTGCTTTAGCCGGATCGAACACAAATGTCGGTCTTGCTTTACTGTCGATGGCGACATATCGCTTTTTCTTTGAGTGATATAGGACATATTCTTTTTCTAACACTATTTCACCGGCTTTCTTTTTCTTCTGATGGAGAAGGTGAGACTTGAACTCACTCCTTTGGGGTTAGAAACGCAATGTGCTGACCGTTACACCACTCCCCCATTTTGCTGCTCTCGACCGGAGTTGAACCGATATCTCCCTGCTCTGCCTTGAGCTACGAGAGCAGATCACCCGCTGACGGGGCGGGCAACCCGTTTATGAAATTGTTGACGTCTGGGCAACGTCGTGCCCCGCGCGGCTTGGAAACCTTGGTTGGGAGTTCCTCCAATTTGAATTATTTTTGTCCTGCGCGGCGGACGTGGTCACCCATCCGAGGTTTGAACTCGGAACTTATCGGTTAAAGGCCGATTACTCTGCCAGTTGAGTTAATGGGTGGTTTGGAGGCGTTGCCGCCTCCCAGTATTGAAAGGAGTTACCGACTTGCGTCGGTGGTGGGTCCTGCGGGGCTCGAACCCGCAAATCTTTCGGTTATGAGCCGAATGCACTAACCAGTTGCGCTAAAGACCCGTGTTGCGGCGCATTCCACGCCGCCGTCCGTCTTTCCGGATTGTCGGAGAGTTAAACAATGACCCCTTTCGGGGTGGAGCGCCTGACGGGGATCGAACCCGCACTCTCAGCTTGGGAAGCTGATTTGCTGCCATTACAACACAAGCGCATATTTGGCGGGGCTTTCGCCCCGCGAGGTTATGCCGCGGACGAATCATCGATAAAGTCGTGCCACATTCTCAGAGCCTTTACCAGTCGGCGGTCAACCGACCGCTTTGTGATTCCGAGGATTTGACCAATTTCTTCAGAGCGATAGCCGACTTTTCGGTAATCGACCACGACCTTCAGATCACTGGGAAGCCGAGCGAGGAAGTCCAGCAGGTCAATGCAGAGGACGTCATCCGGAGAATTCATCGGGCGGCGATTTTTATCGGAACATTTGATCGCGTTATCCGCAGCTTTATTGTGCTTATTGATGGTTCTGGTGTATGGAACCATCTCCGCCATGATGCAGGAAATTGCATAATGGGAAAATGTACAATCCTTATTCTGGTCGTATGTCACGGCCGCTCGCCACAATCCGCATTTTGTCGCCTGCTCCACATCCTCGTTGTAGAGCAATGTCGGGTAATATTTGCGGATAACGAAATATCTGATCTTGTCATGCTGCTCAAACAAGAGCAGCGCTTTTTGATATTGGCTTTCATCAATCATCGCAATCCCTCCGATTCTGGTTTTCTCGCAAGGGACTTATACTCATTCTTCCTTTTGCACTGCTATGCAATACTCATTCTTCCTTTTAGTGTCCGTCGGTCATGTGTTTTCCCTTACACTATCTACTATACAAAAATCGCGATTTTGGGACGCGAATTTTGAAAGTTTTTTCAGTTTGTATGATTGCACAACAAAAGGACGGCTAATGTTAGCCGTCCTTATCTATATTGCACATATTATTTTAGTTTTTGAAGCCTGTTAAACTCTTGAATCAGCGATAAAAAACGATTTTCATTGGTGACGATTCCGCTCCAATTTCGGCATTGCTCAAAGAACCATGCTTTTTTGCTAAGCTCTCCTATAATCTCACCGGACATTTCCTCATACTGCTCTATTTTGAGGAACAGATAAGACTTCGCCAGAAATTGCGGCACGAGAGAATGCGGCGCTTCAAACTTCTGATAGCGATCCAGTCGGTAAACAAGATTTTGAATGGCCGCTGCGGTGACTGGTCGGGAAGAATTGAGTTGAATTAACCGCCCTTTCTCCAGAGGAACAAATCGGAAAATGAAAGGCTCCACCTCTTTAATCACGCGAGATTTTGTTTTTACCTGCATTCTGTCCTCGTCCATATCGTCCGTCGTTAATTCCGCGATTTCATCAGCGGACAAACCCAAAGCGAACATAGCCAAGGCGAGAGCCTTTTTATTATTCCTGCCGGAACGGAATGGGATTGAGGCGAGCACGTTGCTCATCTCTTCAAATGAATCAAAGAACTGTTCTGACCATGCTCCAGCCGGTTGGCCGACTGTTTCATCAATTGTATTCAGCGTGCTTGGAACGTTGTGCTCCTGAAGAAATTCCGCATACTTTCGCACGTCATACCGCACGTTGCTCGCAGTTTCCGGTCTATCCCAGACGGAGTTTTTCAGAAGCTGATTCCACTCCGCTCCAGAAAACTCTTCAACCGACTTGCCGGTTGCAAACTCTATCGGTTTAGATCGGTCAAATATTCTTTTGATTTTGATGCAGTCTTCGTGCTCTAACGACTGCATATACGCTTCTCTCAATGGCTTGTAATCGCTTTTACCGTCCATACTGCAATTCCTCGCATTCATACTGATACGGCTATTATAACACAAACACGAGGAATTTAACAAGGTTATCAGCAGTCTTCGTCTTCTCCGACACCGACCGTGAAATAATACGGAGACTGCCCTACTACGCGAAGGCTGAGAAAGAAAATGTCCGGCTCGGTTTCTTTTGCAACCGCCCAGAGCAGGTCACCTTCGATGAAGACCTTACCTGTCATCACGGCTGCTAAGTACACACCGTTTTCCAACGGTTCAACCGAATCACAAATCATTTCGATTGCGGCTGTATCATTTTTTTGATGGGAAAGCTCCATCTCGAGGCTGATGAAGTTCCCTTCTTGGAGAAAATGATTCAAACTTCTCCAGTCATTAAAGAAAACTGTGGTCATTGCTGCTCCTCCATTTTATCGAACAAGTGTTCGTATTTTCCGATATGTTTATAATACCATTTTTACCTTGTCTATGCAATGGTAAGTTTTTCATGCAAAAGAAAGAAGTCCCAATATAGGGACTTCTCACTTCTGCTTCTTTTTTTTTACTTTCGCCTTTCTGCGGCTTCTCTGGCCAGACGTTCTGCCCGATAAGCGGCGCGGCGCTGACGAATTTCATCGTCAAGTTTTTTTCGCTCATCGCTGTTCAAGTAGGCTTCCTGCTTTCGCGCAGCCTCCTCTTCCTTGCGTTTCTTCTCCTTGTCTTCTTTTACGCGAGGATCGATGGATTCATCAATGGGGTTATAAGGTTCAATATCGTATTCCGGATAATGCCAGCCTCTGCCTGTCACATCATCACGGTGATAGGCACGATGCACTAACCTATAATTGAATTCAATTCCGAGCTGCTCGCACTTCCACTCGAAATATTCAATCTGCAATCCGTGGATACTGGTGTTCCAATACCCTGCGAGACGCTTCCAGTTTGTTTTGAATCCTTTATTAGCGATACGATATCTGGGCCAGTCCTCATCCGGATATTCAATGGCTTTCGCTCTGATGTCCAGATATTTTTCGAACAAAGCCATACTCTCCGGCGTGGCCTGATCGGGTCTGTTAGCCTGTTCTGCCCGCTGGCGTGCATCTGCTGTAAACAAAGCACCCAAGCCAAGAATCAATTTGAAACCGGGTAACATAATATCCCTCCTTAGTTATTCATACACTGGACAATAGCGCTGATAATGATAAGAACAATCATCCAAGTCCAGACTGCCCAAGGGCCGCCGAAAAAGGCAACCAGAATCTTTTCAGAAAGCGGCATTTTCACCTGTGCGCTGCAGAATCTGTGTCCAATCATAAAAGCGATAATATCACAGGCGTTATCACATTCCTCTTTTGTGATAACGCCTGCATCACGCAGAGTTTGAAAATCTTCCATGCTGCAATGCTCCCAGTTGACTTCCGGGGCATCCTCGAACAACAGTTCAAGTGCTCTACGACAGTCAAACTCATCGCCAAGGTCGATGCTGTTACGACCCTCTTCCGTTAAGTAATACCAACGCTCCTCTGCTGAACCTCTCTTCGGTGCTTTCTTATTCATAATCTTTAAGACCTTCTTTCGTAAGATAATAGCGGCGCTCTTCCTCAGAGCCGCGCTCTGGTACTCGCATTTTTGCCATTGCGTTCACTTCTCCTCGTTCTCTGTAATGTCTTTGTCTTTGATATCGTCCAGCGTGAAGCCGTAGTTGAGGTTCTCGTACAGCTTGTTTCGCTTTTCTTCTTCCAAGCCGATGTAGCGCAGAGTTACTCTACTGTTTGTATGTCCAAACATTTCTTGCAGATAAGCCAGAATTTCCGGCGACTGCTGGTTGTCCATGAACAGATGGTAACCGAACGTCTTTCTCATGCTGTGCGTGCCGAGCTTGTACGGCAGGTTCAAATCCTTGCCAGCATTGCGGAGGATTCTAGCAAACGAACTGCGCTCAATGCTCTGATTCTCCCCCTTCTGTGAGATAAACAGCGGCGTTTCATCCGTATGATTTGGAATCGAAGCCACTAATTCACGGTAGCACTGCATTGCAAAATTGTTAAGCACCACCGTCCTGTATTTGCCGGTTTTCCTTTCTTTTAAGCGATACACACCGCTTTCCGGAATATCCCCAATCTTGATCGCACAAAAATCCTTGCCGCGAAGACCAATATTGCATCCAATGATAAACATTGCTGCGTTGCGGAGCTGACCTTTGTCGTAGAAATACCGCGCAATCTTGAGGATGTCCTCTTTGTTGCGGATGGGATCGACCGTGCCGTTCGCGCCTACCGTTGTGCGGCGTTTGACCGAGGCTTCTGCTTTGGCGGCTTTCTTCTGCGCCTGCTCTGCCTTCTGGCGGCGTTCCATTTCGTCAGCCAGAGCGGATGCAAGGAGCTTGTAGTCAATCGCTGCATACCTCGTCATGTTCTGCAACGGCTCTACGTTCTCGTCCTGATAAAGTTTAATTACTTCCGCTGCCATATTGTGTAATCTCCTTTCATTTTAGCACATCTGCACAAAAATGCAACGTATGATTTCAATTAGTTGTCGATTGCGTTCTGAATGCTCTCGACGCTTTCGTTCAGACTCTCCGATGCGGAATCGAGAAAATCGATGATCTCGGAAAGCGCTTCGCCCTTCTCGCTGTCCTGCAGATTCTCCGGCATGTTATCGAACTTCTCTTCCTCACCGTCCTTGATTTCATCCAGTTCCTCGTGGATGGTTTCGATACGGCTGATCAGGTCGCTGAGCTGCTTGCGGTTCATCTTGTTCATGTGTCATTCTCCTTATGCGGTTCTGTTATTCTTAGCTGCATCATACAATGCTGTCAGTAAGTAATCTCGTTCCTCTGCTGCAGGACATGTTCTTGCTGTGAAGTTATTCAGTGCCGACTGGATTTGCTCTACGCTGATGTTAGCCAAGTGCTGGCTGAGAGCGTAGCCGCTTGTCAGTGTGTTATCAACGCGAACGTGCTGGCTTGGTGTTGCTACGAGTTCATAGAGCAGACTGGTTGTCCGCTTCACTAAGGCTTCGTCAAAACTTCTGCAAAGAATTTCCTTTGCAGTTTGGTTCATGACACCGCTGACCAGAGCCGGGACTTTCGTTTCTTTCTCTTCCCTTTCAGTCTGATTAGACTTAATCTGATTATACTTAGTCTGATTAGGGTTCGATTTCCAAACTTCTGGGGTTTGAAAATCAAACTTCTTGGGTTTGATAATCGAACTGGTCTCAAAATCGAACTGGTCTGAACTGGTTTGATTATCGAACTGGTCTGTGGATAAAGTAGTTTGATTTCCGACAGGTTTGATTTCCGAACTGGTATCAGAATCGAACTGGTCTGTGGATGAGCTTGTGGATAAAGTGGTTCGATTTTCGAACTGGTCGAGCAATGCCGGGTCGAGCACATAGATGCGATTCGGCTTGCCGAGCCCTTGTTTTGCTCTGCGAATGAGACCCCAATCTTCGAGCGTATCCATCAGCTTGACCGCTTTTGCCTTTGCACAGCCAATGCTTTCCATCACTGAGTCAATGGAAAAATAGACATACGGCGTGCCGTTTTCATCTTTCCATTTGTTCGCGATAGAGAGGTTAAATCGGTCTACAATTAAGGCGTATAGGAGTTTTGCATCTGCGGAAAGTGATTTGAAACAGGGCAGCTTGACCAGTGCTGCCGGAAAGCGAATGAACGGAAAGTCGCTCACTCGATTGGTATTTTCTTTCATTTTTCTTTGTCCTCCGAGTTTTTTCCCTATACTATCTACTATACGTCTGACCCGAAAAAAGGACGCGGAAACCTGTTAATAATTTGTGAACAATTTATTTGGCAAATAACCACGGCTTTTCGCTTCTAACCTGCTGATATGAGTAACTATTTACACTCTTTAAGCCGAGCGAAACCGCCAGTCCGCAATTGACCGCTTCCATTTCATCGTAGCTGCAGCAGCCGATTCGTTCCATCAAGCGGCTCACATCGACCGTCACAACCTGCTCACAGAGAGCGATAGACGGAACGTAGCCGCGAACTCGAATGTGGGTCGGAAGCGGACGATGCTTCTGCGAAGTGGTCAGATACACGATCTCAACCACACCGGAAGCGCGATTGTTGGCATCATTGGAAACAATGATGGCCGGTCGGGTTTTCTTCTGCTCAAAGCCTACTGCGTTGTCGTCGTTCTTGATGTAAAAAATGTCGCCGCGGCGAATGTCTCTGTAGTTCATAAAATATTCTCCTTATCGATAAATGTTGCTCTTAATGATCTGCATGCGGTGCTTTTCCTTGTTTGCGTCCTCAGTGATGACAATGATTTCATCGGGATGAATGCTGGCCGAACCCAGATAAGTGCCGTCTTCCTTGAGGTCTCTGATCCTCTGGTCGATAAACACGATACGCTTTTCTTCCGTCGGGAAGAGATAAGTGGCATTGTCGCCGTCATCGTAGGCAAAAGTGGCTGCGAAGCTCGGGTTCTCTTCATTGAGGAGCTCTTCTCGAGTCATGCCGTCGATGATATCGCGGTCACACTTCGGGCACGGAGCGAAACAATGGTCGCCGATGATTTCCTCATGAATGAGCTTGTTCTCAAACCAGATTCCGCAGTTATCACAATGAGTGAGGTCATCGTTGTCCCACATATTATCAAAACAAGTGTCGCAGACAATCCTTTCCTGCTCTGTGTCATCGTTGATGGTGCGCGGCTCGGGAAGCTCGCAATCGTCAAGCGTGAATGGATTGCCGCATTCGGTGCATTTGAAAATCTTTTTCATGTCGTTTCCTCCAATCGGTCGGATTTGTTGTTCTCATTCGGTCGTTTTAATGTTCGTTGAACACAACCTGCTCGCCGCGCTTCAGTGTCCAACAGCCGGTGTCAGTCATTGCACACTCGGCACAGTTGCCGTTGCACGGCTTTGCATCTGCTCTTGCGGTTGTCGTGCCATCCCTGAAGCGAACGTGTGCTTCGGGTAAAGAAAAAGGATTGACCATTTCAAGGTCAACCCAACCGGAAAGAATGAGATGTAAATTGTCGGGGATATGCTTGCCGTCACTCAGGACAGCGTTTACAAAATCATATCTCTTGGTGAAGCACAGAATTTCGCAATGCCGATTGCGCTCGGCGATACCAATCATGCGGAGCAGATAATCCTTGTTCGGAATGTCGCCGCTGACGTGGAACCGGAAGTAACGGTTAAGCATTACGGTTGCCTCTACTTCACGCCAGAACGTCTCAGGATCGTTCTGGAGCACCTCGAGGTTATGCTGATAAGCGTTTCTTACGGTCGGTCTCAGACGCTCCAGCTTAGCTGCGTAGCACTTCTCTTTGCATTTGCAGTCGCGGCAGGTCTTAATGGCCGGCAGGCTGACGGACGGGATTGCTCCCATCTTGGAATTGCCCGGGCTGATCTTAATATTGGTATTGATAGTCATGATGTATACACTCCTTTTTACTGCTGGTTGATTACTTCATGGAATGCTGCGGATGCGGCATCGTTCCACGCCATGCCGTTGTCTTCCTTCTCGCGTTTGAGGTATGCCATACGGTTCATGGTGTCAATCGAAATATCGCGGATATGGTCGTAGAGCAGATCGTCTTCGACCTCGATAGTATTTTTGATATCTTCAATATCGTTTTCGTGTTGGATGGTTTCGAAAACCTTCTGTTTCACAGATTTTTTCAATGCAACAGGCGAAATATCCCATTGAAACTTGTGACCGAAACTCGAGATGGAATTATCAGTCAAAGACACCTCGTCCTCGAATTCGTCGTCCGAGCCGAAGAATGTCTCATGGTCGTCTATGTTAGAACCGGAGATGATATCGTCAATCTCCTGCTTGATAAATTCCTTTGCTTCCTTGCAAGTAAGAAAAATACCTTCGGTGCCAAAATATCGTTCTCCGCAGTCGTAATAACTGCGGAGCTGAGATACTGCGAATACAATCATAACGGTTCCTCCTTATCTTGCGATTGCGGTATTGTGCAGACGCTGGTCGGGTTTGAAAGAACGACCGTGCTCTACACCCTGATCGCGGTACTTGTTCGCCCAGGCACCGGCGGTTCTGGCGTGAGAAGTGCTCGTTTTCATGCTGAGATTGCCATAGGCGTCCTGCACATCCTTCGGCGTCATCATGACCAGCCCCCACTCCTGATGCTCGGCGTCCTGCTTCTGGTATTCCTGATCGAGACCGGCAACGAAGCCGTCGCCGTAAGCGTTGCAGGCAAGGCGGATATCGGTTGCGCTGTAACCCTGCCACTTTCTCGTGTGATGAATGGTGCGCTGTTCCCTCTTGACGCAGTCGATTGCGTAGCGGAGGATGCGCTCGGCAATTTCAATATCGCTTTCAAGACCCATCAAAATAATCGTGAGTGCCTTGCTGCGCGGCGGCTTGCGGCAGTAATTCTTGCAGCAATAATGCTTGGCAATCACGTCGCTCAGCTTGTAAATCCAGAAGTCGGTCATGGTCGTACACTTGATATCGGCAAGAACCTTGGTCACAACCTTCTCTTTTTTGCCGGTACACTCCTCCGGGCGGAGCTTGTGCTGAACCATGAGAGCACGAGCCTTGAGAAGCGCGGCTTTCGCTTCGTTTTCGTTCGGAGATTCTGCCAGCGCGAGGAGCTTTGCGATTCTTTCCTTGATGTTGTTATTCATGATGTATACCTCCTGTTTGGATATAAAAAGCAGGAGCGGTTGGCTCCTGCTTGTGTCATTATTTTATACGAATTCAATTTTTAATAGGTCGTTCTTCCGATATATAAACCGGAATCACTTGCAGCGTATTTCTTCCAGAGCTTTTTGAAAAGTCTTACGACACCGTCAAACTCGTCCTTTTCCTTAGCAATATCTGCAAGGTCATACGCGCTTGCTTCATCTGGAACTGACCAAATCCACGTCATGTATGCAGTTTCATCGTTCATGCACATTACGAGATGGTGCATTGCAGTCAGAGTGTCGTAGCGTTCCTTTTCTGCCGGCGTGAGATTGAGCTCTTCCTGAGCTTTCTGTAATGCAATGTAATTCATAATTACCTCCTAAATCATCGTTTCATTAAAACAACTCTTGCATCTTTTTCAATTCCACATTCTTTGAATTTGATTCTTCCATAAAAATCTCTCATGTCTTTTCCATCCATATATCCAAGTTCGCAATGACCTTCCTCTCCACATTCGTTCATGCATCTATACGGAGTTGTTGAAAAACATGGACATTCTTTACAATTTTCTGGATATCTTTCCATTTCATAAGATACATTCTTTTTATATTTAATCTTCATAATTATTCCTTCTTTCCATTTTTCATTGAAACTCTTGTTTGTGTTTATAAGTCTTGCAAAAGTTCCCACAGCTCGTACTTTGTGCATTCAAGATCAATACGGTCGCCCTCATACATAAAGAGGAGGTCATCGTAGGAATTGATTTCCTTTACGAGCTTGCGGATTTCCTCAATCTTTTCTTCGATTTTCATAGTCTTCTCTCCTTTCAAATACCTGCTTACGTTTCAATGGTGATCGTGAACGCCTTTTCGCCGGCGAGATCAACGTCGTCCATCGTTACATCAGCGCCTAACTTCGTCAGCACGTCGCGGAGCTGCTTCTTTTGCAGCTCCTTCTGCTCATCAGTTCCGCTGAATCCCCAGACTGTTTTGAAATACATTACTATGTACCCTCCTCAAGGCCAAATGCTTCGGTCAAATGCTGGCGTGTATTGGAAAGCGATGTCATACATCGGCTTGCCGGTAATCTGATCTCTGAATACGCTGACGAACAGGCTTCGTGTAAGTCCCTCTTCCTTGAACCATTCGTCAATCACTCGCTTGGTCAGAGGAGTAAGGAACACATAAAGATCTGATTCGTGGTGGTACATTTCATCTCGCGGATAACCGGCTGCTTCGAGTTTTTCCATCAGTGTCATAAATATCTCACCTCTTAACTATTTAGTCTGCAAATCTAAGAAGATATGCAACGCCCTTGCTGTGATGCTCATCGAACCAATGCCAGATATCTTCCTTGTCGGTTCCTTTGGGCCAGATGTAGTAAGGTTCGTCAAGTTCTTCTGTCTCTGGGTCGATGGGGACATCAGCAAGATTGTCCCAGAGTTCTTCCACAACTACATCCCTAAAAGCTCTGTCACTGGGGAGCTTCGAAAACCTCAATTCGGTTACCTCTCCATCGTTTTCAGATAATACAATGTCAACGTGGAGGCTCGGGACATAGAATTTCCACGATTTTGGCGCTGGATCTACATACCACTCACACTCGCATTCGAAACCTCCGTAGTATTTTTCGAAATATTCATCTAACGTCATGTATCTTCACCTCAAATACTCGTTTTAGCGCGGAGTTCCTTCAGCTTTTCGAGATACGCCTGTTCGTCGGCTACGTTCTGGAGGTACATATCTCGTTCCCAATCTGTGGTGCTTGCGATTGCCCAGTTCTCCTCGTTCTGGACATCGTCCTCAACATCCTTGATTTCTTCATCATACAGGCAAGCCAACCACTTGTTGACCATGGTCAGATTGGGCTCACGGTTGGTTTTCAACATAGGTTTTACCTCCTTCTATACCTCTTTTTTACCAACTGCTCACATAGTAGAGCATTTCGTTGTCAAAATCCGTGGTTGCGAGAACATTCTCAAGGACTTCGACAGTGTGTCGGAGGTCATCGAAATAACACTCGTCATACTCGTAACTTCCGAAGAAAAATCCTTCCTGAACCGGCAGCCATCTTTTCGCTTCCGAAACAGAATTTGATGAATTGAGCACTCGTTTGCAGGTGTTCAACAGCTCTTCGATGATGCCTTTCGTGCATTCCTCGTGGTAATCGCAGTCATCCTCGCCATCTTGAACATTGTTGACGAACCATCTGTGAATCTGGTTTGCCTTTCTCCAGTAGCCAACATTCTGGATAATGTCACTATGCGGATATACATGGTTTGTATCCCAACTTGCAAACCGCTCGACATAGTACGGACGAAGCACTTCCATGACTTTTTCCGAAGGAAGATCATCTTGGCTTGCGCCGCACCATTCTTCAAAAGAAGAAGTCCTATATTCGTTCGGCCGTTTACAGTAGCCGAACCATTCTTCAGTAGCACATACCTGTTGAATTGTTACGCTGTCCAGTCGAGGAGCTTTCATTAAGTACATATCCAATCCCATATTTATTCCCCTTTCTTTGCTTTTCTGACGAGTTTGTCCGTCAGATAATTGTTTATATTGTTTTCGTAGTCGGGAGCGCCCCATTTATCTACGAATGGCAGGTTGCTTACGTCATGGCCGTTCATCGTTGTGTTCGCCGGAGCGAAACCGATAACGGTATGCTTTTCAACCTTTTCGGTGAAATCCTGAATGAAAACCTCATCATAGAGGTTGAGCGTTTTCGGGTCTACCAGATCAGCCGTGATGAATTCCGTGCCGAGCTGTTCCTGTTTCGGCTGGCACTCATCGATTGCGCAGAGCATCTCGGTGAGGTCGTATCCTTCGTGGTATTCATTTTCGAGAGCGATCACATCGGGATTCCAATGCTTCACGATCTCCCAGTTTTCAATTTCGTAAACGCCGTTGTCGAGGTAAAATTCCTGAACAAGCTCAGGCGTCATAACGGTCGTGCCGCTCATGTTTTCAATACCGACCGATAAGCCGCCGCCGAAATAATTGCCGATTACCTGTGCGAGTCGTGCCGTGCCGTATGCAGGATCACTCTCAGGGCTGCGGAAACCCTTCAGCTTACAATACTGAGTAAAAGCGAGTACCGAATCGTACCCGCCGTTCCAGTGAACATATACGCCGATGTTAGTGCCGACGCCCTTGATGATTGCTCGATTTCCCATGATATACTCTCCTTTTCTTAGTCGCTCTGCGGTTTTTTCTGTACGATATAGCCGCGCCTGTCCAATTCTTCGATCATCTGCTCGTCTGTATAAGACTCGAAGTTGTAGTCGATCATGGCGGATTCTTCAACCCATTCCTGCTCATCTGGGTCAAAACGGAATCGCCAAGCACAACCATCTTCGCCGGTATAATTTGCTTCACCCTCTGCAACATACGGTGCTAAGGTGTCAAGAAACTCAATGGTTGCGTCTTCATGGTACTTATCGCTTTCGTAGAAATCTACACTGTCTTTGTCGATGCTCCAATCAAACCGGACATCGAGCGCATCCAGCTTGTCCTTTAATTCTGCAATATCCGCATCTCTTTTAAGAGTTGCGAAACCGCTGCCATTTGCACAATATCCCATGATTTGTACTCCTTTCTTAGTAGTTCATAACGATTTCGCCGTTTTCGTTAAGAATCAATCCTTCATCATCAGCATCAATAGAATCCCACAGCGGTTCTGCCATGTTTACGCATTCACTCAGGTTGGATTCAGCGAGGATATCACGAGCCTTCGCAAATGCGTCCTCACGGTCGGTCGCCTCTACTTCGATGTAGCCAACAGAATCAAACCCGAACGGTACCTTTACTTTCATTGTGTTTTCTCCTTTCAAATTCACATTTTAATCAGTTCGCGGTACTCTACCGCCCAAGCGTTGTTCACGAAGAACTCGCGGATTTCGTATTTGCTGCGATTGCTTGCGACCCAATCGAGCATTTTCTGGTGCTGCTGATCACTTTCTTCTGGACTGTCGAACAGCCATGTTTTCACTTTCCAGTAGCGGGTCATTATGTATCACCTCAATCCGTAGTTACGAAATAGTAGGTCAGTTCGTCACCCTTGAGATTTTCCACTGCGTACTGGTCAGCACGTTCCCAGAGAGTGCTATACAGTCCGGCAAGAGGTTCATTGCGTGGATAGTGTTGCCAGATCTTCCAGTTAAGCACCATGACCAGTTCGGTCAGGTACTTATAATCGGTTTTCCATTCCTGAAAAGCACGGTTGTAAGTGTCGCAAATCGCGTCGATACCGAAATTATCTGCGATGCTAAAGTCCTGCCAGAAGGTAGTGAACGGTTTATACCCGCACATCTCTTCGATGTTCCAGCGCGGGATGCTCAGTTTGATGTCCATTTGTTATGCCTCCTCAATGTAGGTTTGCTTGCTCTTAATCCTTAACGATATTTATTGGATTGAACGGTTCGAGATCTTTACAGTAAAGAGCTAATCTGTTTATACTAAACAGTTTCTTACCGATACTCAAAACTTCATCCACATTGTCGGAATGATACTCATTTCCGCACAAGTTATCATGCTCGTCATACGCTCTCAAAGTGTATTTCGCTTCGACAGGTGATTCTTTTTCAATCCTGTAATATACTTCATTGATAGCTTTATCCCAACCATCTTCGAACGTGTCAGGCTTTGCTCCGCATCCGCCGAGTTCGCGAAGAATTTCAAGGACGCGGTCACGCTTGATGTAAGCACTCATCCTTCATCACCTCCCCAACAGTAATCAGAGATAATGATGTCCGGAACAATTTCCTGCTCGTCCCAGATTTCCAGATAATCGTAAGGCTCCCGGGCATCACTCAGGAGCAAATCCTTTTCAACCAGACGGATAAGCTCCTTTGCCGCGCGTTCGATTTCATCGAAACTGTCCGAATGATACAGTTCGCCGTACATATCGTTGTCAATGTCGTATGCCATGAGGGCGAAACGCATATTTTTTTGTCCGACATTTCGTGGACACCTTCCTTTCTAATTTCTGTTTTCATAAGTAATTCTCCTTTCAAATCTTCCAGCCGTACACCTCGGCGATTTTATCACCGAGACGCTGAGTGGTACGAGTGATATCTGCTCTGGTTACGGTTCCGCGAAGAACCTTTTCCAGAAAGTTTTCCTTTCGAGTGTCGCTTACGTCCGGCTTGAACACCCGATACAGATAGTGGTTGGTTCCATCATGATGAATGGCTTCACAGCACAGATCGCCGCGGCCATCGAGATACCACGTTGCGTAGTCGGTATCTGTATACAGGCAATCTTTAATCGAATGTCCGTGGATTTCTTTGTAACCGGACTTACGACCGTCCCAGAGACCAAGGTCACCGAGCACGATGATTTCCTCGGAAACAGGAATGTCAAGGTTCATGCGCTCATCGTCCAGATATTCGTTATTCAATTCGTACATCAAGTCGATGCGCTTATCTTCATCCAGATCGGGATACTCGTCATCGAAGAAATCCTTCCAATCTTCATAATCGAGATTGTAATTGCTCCAGATTACTTTCTTTTCCATATGTATTCGCTCCTTTTAAGCGTCCACCAAACGTTTGTTCGGCAATTTTGGTAAAAGAGAAGAGCTTGCAGGTTGTTGCAAGCTCTTACGGTGTTGATATTTGATTATACGATATAGTCCATATGTTTGGTGATTTTCTTTTCCTCTGGATGGAATCGGTTCCATTCATAAGCGAAATTCTCCGCATTGAGGAGAAGATCGGGTTCACCTTCGCAGATTTCGATTTTGCTGTCTGCGATGAACAATGCGTTGCAGAGTGCTACTGCGTTTTCTCTGGTCAACCGAGTAAAGAATTCCTTTTGGACAAGACGGAATACTTCTATATGGCAATCCTCGAGACAGTTTTCGAGGGTTGCAGTTTCTCCGCGACCGAACATCTTGTCTAAGTCACTGGTCGGTTTGCCTACTTCGTCTGCCCATTTGCTATAGATTGCGATATGTTCATTGCTCAAATCCATTCGAGCAATTGCGGTCATCAATCCCATACCGTATTTGTCCGTAAATTTGCTGTGAAATTCATAGTGATCCATGTTCTTTCCTCCTTTGCTTGCTTACATTATACAGTTTTCAAGGTACGATAACAAGGACTTTCGCCCTTGTTAAATGACGGTTTTACCGGAGAAGCAGTTCCGAATTCTTGCGTTCGCGCTCGGTTGCGTAGAAGCAGCAGAAATAAAACATTTCTTGCAGGCGGCTGATCATTTTGTCATCGTCACCCAGGTCTCCGATCCAACGGTCAAGGATCGTCATTACTTCTCTTGCGATTTCTGCCTGCTTTGCGGTGTCGGTGCCCTCGGCGATTGCGATTGCATCATCATATTCGCCGTTCGGGTCATTTCGGTTCATGTACCGCAGAATGGTTGTCATTGTCATAATGATTCTTCCTCCTTTTCGTTTTCGATGATGAATCCTTCCTGCGGTTCGAAAAGGAACCGTTCGGTGTCTTCGATGGTTGCTTTTGGGCCACAGAAGCACCACGCCATACCGGCTGCGTACTCCGGAACACCGGTTTCTTTGCAGGCCGCAATGAATTCGTTTTGAATTGCGGTCGAAACCAAAATGTTCCGACAATCGTAGCGGAGCGGAGACACATCGTCGTATCCCATCGCTTCCGCGAAATTGTCGAACAGCTTTTCCATCGAAATTGTGTGACACTGTTCCTGTGTGAGTTCATATTTCATTATGTATTGCCTCGCTTTCTTAATTTATGTTGGCTGCGGGCTTTTGAAGGGTGAACCCGCGAGAACCTTACACTAATTACTATACAAATCGCCCCGTTTTGGGACGTTGTAATTTCTTCCAGTTAAGCGATTGTGGAATCACTGTCGGCGAATTCGGAACGCATTTGTTCCGAAATATCGTAAATGAGCCACTCCATCATCTTGCGAGTGACTGGAATTTTGTCCAGATTTTTGCGACCGAATATCTTCCGGACTTCATCCGCTTTGATGAAACTTGAATTCGTTGCGCAGGAAGTGCCGTTGGTTGCGAAACTGTATTTATTCTCGATGGTTGCGGTTACGCTGCGGTTATAACCGCACATCTTACAAACATCGATTGCACGATAGTATATTTCGCCGTCAGAAAAAGCGACCAGAACCTTTCCGTATTCGCTGTGCGTGAATTCTTTCAGTGGCGGATACTTTTTCTTTTTGGCCGGGCTCTTGCCGCAAAGTGTCGGAACTATTTCGTTATCGACCCACTTTTCAAATTCAAAAAGCAGGTCAACCTTTCGCCGGTTTATGAGATTATGAACATCGTAGACCGACAGATAAGTTACGGAATCAACACTTCCGTTTGTTTTTGGTGCGAGGATAACTCGTTTATCCTCAAAAAGTTCTGCAATACTTGCGGGGTTCTTATATCCCAATGCTTTCAAGACGGGGAGCGCCTTGAAGTACGGGATATTTCCGATTCGGGTTGCTTCGATTGTGCCAAACTCCGGATGGAAAAACTTTTCGATTTTGTTTTCCGGCAGAATCGGTTTCAGTTTCGTTCCCGTTCGTTTCGGCACCGGTTTCAAGATCGGCTCCGGAATAAGTTCCTGCGGGTTGTCCTCGAGTTCGTTCTGGGCAAGCTCGATTGCGTGCCCGAGAACGTCGAGGATTCTTTTCGTGCTGTTGTCATTGTTCATTATGTACTCTCCTTTCAGGCTGCGCGGCTGTGTTTGCCGCGGTAACTTGTCTCCGCTTGATAACGCTTCCAGAGCGTTTTGGTCGTATTCCATGCGTCCCCTACGGCGAACGTTCCGAATACAACCGTGCAGAGAAAATTATTTTCACCGGTTGCAACCGTTGCGATAGTTGCAACGATAGCGATTGCGGTAAAAAACAGGCTGCTAAAGTAGTGTTTCATGATTATTTTGTCCTCCGATTTCTGTTTTTGGGTATAAAAAATGCACCCTTTTCGGGTGCGGTGAGCATTTGATTTATTCCGTTTGTTATGATATAATATTTCCGTCAGATCACACCGTGGACGCAAGGCATTGACATAATGATCTTGTACATAGGCTTGCGATAAATCGTCAAGCCGAATACTTAAAGAAACGGAGTGATTGGTCTGAGCAAGTCTATGATTTGCTTCATGGCACTGTTAACCCAGTGTCTGACCGTGGCAGGATTTATCCTTGCGATTTTCTGCCGCTGATTTGCGACCGTCTGTTTGCGCAGGCGGTCTTTTTTTATCCTTGCGTCCACGGTGTGATCTGACGGAATGGATTTATTCCGAAACATTCATGATCGGAATCCATGTGATGGCCTCATTCATGATAGAGTAGGCTACGCTTGCGACAGGATCTTCGGTTTCCCTGTCGCTAAAATCGCTGCCGTTCGCAATCCATCTTGCGAGCGTTTCGATTTCGTTTGCTCCGAAGGTGGTTTCGTTCACCCAGTCGAGCATTTTGCAGTACTGTTCGTTATCCATACAGGTGCAGTAATCATGTGCAATGCACATGTTGCGGGCACCGTAGCTGTCCAGAAAGGTTTCGATTTTCATTTCGTTTTGCCTCCGTTTCTACTCCGTTTCAGAGCGTTTCCAGATCGTTTTCAATCTGGTTCGCTTCCGTTTCGTTTACATAGACTTCAAGATAGATTCCCTCGAAGCAGCCGCTTGCGCTGTAACTGATCGCGGCCGATTTGATTGCGGGACGGAGTTTATCCCATTCGTTGCGGGTGAGATAGACGTTACGCCACTTGCGCGGCGTGGTAGTTGTGATAGCTGTCATATATATTACCCCTTTCGATTTATTGCGAATGGTTTCCTTTTGTGATATAATCTGGTTGTCACCAACTTTGATCCGCTCCGGCCAGTGATATAAATCTTTACATACTGAAAGTATGTGTGCGGTTTCACCTTACATAGCCGCAGATTTTTATAATGAAATGGAGGGGTCACTGTGGAGCAGAACATCTTCGTGCTTTGCTTTGCACTGATCGTACTGGCAATCAAGTGCGGTTGATGACAACACCGGCAGGCTTACGCTTGTCGGTGTTTTATTTTTGTGACAACCAGATTATCACCGCCTTTCGGCGTGGATGAGGGCTTTAAGGATGAACCCTCGAGAACCTCCGGCAGGAACCATTTTCAAATTACTTACCTTTCGGTTTCTTGTTCTCCGCCCTGCGGTGCAGATTGCAAGACCTGAAAGGTTCGGCCTTTTCTATTGTTGGGCACAGGCTTTTTCCCGTGCTCCGAAATCATAGGCATCACCCCTTTCTTTGGTTTTACTGCCGATCAAATCCTTGCGATTGCTCGACAGCCGATGATCTGACCGGATTCGTTGCGGACTGCATCGTCCGTGATAAACACGTCGTTGCGGTCGCGGCAAGCCTGCGCAGTCAGCGCAGACACAAGGTAAATTGTTTCCGGCTGCGGGTCAGGCAAACCGGTTACAGCACCGTAGCTGCACTGATTTACTACGATACCGTTTACTTCGGAAACCCTTTCACGGGTCTGAGAAGCGCGGGCGATTGTTCCGCTCGGCTCCACCGTTGCGAGGACGGAATTGTCCTCGCGCAGGAAGTTGATTGCGTGCGGTGTCAGGTTGATAATGGTCATGGTAGTTTCTCCTCTCGTTTGTTTGCGTTTTGTTTTCGTTTCCGGTCGGTTTTGTTTTCGTTTCCGGTCGGTTTTGGGTTGGTTTACTTCTGAATCGGAACCATTGCGATAACCTCATCGTCCGTGAGGTCTGCGGTTCCCATCGTGTCGAATACGACCAGATAGGAAGATTCCGGATTCAGTTCGTCACAGACTGCCCATTCGTTTCCGTCGGGCGTTACGAAATTGCTCGTAGTGTGCGTGGGATACCATGCAATGCCGGTTACTTCCGCAGTGGTGGTGCGGTACTCGGTTGCGTATTCGAGGGCAACCGGATTTATTTTCGTTTCGGTTGCGTTTGCTACCGGTGCGGTTGCGGTCGAAGTGGTTGCGAGGGCTGCTAAAATCATTGCGATTGCTGTTTTCATAGGTGAAACTTCCTTTCTTTTGGGCATGAAAAAAGCACCCGGATTGGGTGCTTGTGCGAATGGATTTATTTTTATTTTGTTTTTTTGCTGAGATCGAGACCGTATTGCGCTTCGAGGGCTTCTGTTATGAACGCATTCACGGACTTTCCGCGAAGGTTTGCTTCTCTTTGCAAAATCTCACGTTTCCCTTTGGGAACTTGATAAACTACACGTTCATAGTTTGCCTTTTTGTATGCTTCACTACTCACAGTATCACCGCCTAAAAATATGGTATAGGCGTATTATAACACGCATTCACGGTTTTTTCAAATTGTGCAGACGGTGATTTATTCTAAAAAAGGGTGCACTTTCCCTGCGGTCTTTTTGCTTGTGTTTTCAGGCGTGCCGGTTTATTGTGCCACGCCTGTTTTTGCTATGTATTGCATACTATTTTCGTATACTTTTGGATTATGAAAAAGATCTGGCGGTTGTGTTTACTTAGTGGTCTTAGCGGTGGTCTTGCGTGCCTTTGCTACGATTGCACGGTTCTTGCGTGCGGTCTTGGCGTCCGGCTTGGCAGTGATAACGGAATTCCTGCGTGCGCAGGCTACGGACTTCTCGGTTGCTACGGATTCTTTCTTGCCTTCTTCAACCTTGCCAGAAAGCGCGTTCGGCGTTCCGGTTTCCTTCTTGGCGATTGCGTCCTCGGCCTTCTTCTCGGCCTTGGTCTGCTTGGGCGCGGATACCTTCTTTTCCTTTACGCCGGTGTCTACTGCGAAGGACTTTTCTTCAATGCGCATTGCGATAACGTTCTGGATCAGGCCAAGGATAGACTTATCTCGATCAATCTTCATGACGCCGTTCACGTTGCGCTTGGCATTGCCCGCGGCGGTCTTGATGAAGTGCACGCTTGCGTTCGTCGGGTGTACCTTGGTATCCTTGCCAAGAATCATCATGAAGATTGCGTCAAGCTGAGAATACAGTGCCTTATCATCATGGGCGGTGAAGTCGATGATACGCACTTCGCCCTTCTTGTTCGTGCCGTAACGCAGACGCGACACCTTTGCAGGGCGGTTTTCATCGGACAGCATATCGCCGTGATACAGGGCGATATTGTCCGCGAACCGCTGAACATACTCGAAGTATTCCGCGTCATGTGCGAGGGTCTTTTCCGGCATTTTTTCCTTCTTCATGAAGGCGTCAATAGCGGTGAACGGAATACGAACGTTTACTTCTACGGTGCGCAGGCCGTTATCGTCATCCTTTACGCGCTGTGCCGTGATAAACTGCTTGCGCAGGAATTCCTCAGCCGTGCCCTTTGCAGACTCAGCGATAAAGTCGGCGCGGGTCTTGGTGTTTGCTTCCTTTACCTTGTCAGTGTAGACAGCCTTCACTTTCTCTTTCTGCGCAGGCTTGGTGTCTGTGCTGTTATACAGGGCTTCGAGTGCGGACAGAGAAAGTGCGGACAGGGTCTTTGCGCTGAAGTTTGCGATCTTGGTAGTAGTGTTGTTCTTAGTCATAATAAATACCTCTTTCTGTTGTGTATATGGTTTTTCTGTGTCGGGACTTGTGTCCTTTAGAAAGCGCACAAGTCGTAGCTTGTGCGCTTGTAAAAGATACAAAAATATCGTACTGTTGCGCTTTTAGGTTTTTGCGTCCGCCGATTCCTAAAGGGGTTTACACCCCGCTTTCGTAGTGCCCCCACCCCAAGTGCCACTTTGGGCGCGGTTCGTGCATAGGCTTTCATCCATACACGGGAAAAGCGTGTTTTTCAAACCGGACTTGGCTGTTTTCACAGAGCGGAACAGGGGCAGGCGTTAAGTCCTTCCTGTCGTACTTCCGGTATAGCACGGACTACCAGAGACGCTACTTTTTCCGCGACACTACTTAACCATTTTTTCCGCTTTTCCGCGCTTGACAAGTTTTCTTTGCGGCTTTACCAGATGATAGCTACACCGCACATGCACTTTACAGGGGTTTCCGCTGTGCTTTGCGAATGAGCATTGCAACGGTGGAACGTTCCCGCGCGACTTTTCGTATAAAAAGAGGGTTAAGGTTTTCGCATTGCTACTTTATCCGCGCGGTGCATTCCGCGCCTGAAAAGTAGCTTTCGCGCCTGTTAAGTTTTCAAGGTGCTTTGGGCGGTGTTTCCGATCTGCGTTCCGCTTGGCACTGTGTGCCCGCACTGTGTGCGCTGTGGTTCACAGGTTTTCCGCACTGCCCGCGCTACACGGTTTTCACCGTGCCCGCGCTCATCGTAGTGCACGCTATACGCGTTCCGATACCGCGCCGACTTTCGGCGTGCACGTTCGGGGTGCTATACCCGACGCCTGTCCGCGGAATGCTGTCCGCGGGGGCTACGACTATTCGCAAGGTGGACACCGTTCGGACTGTCCGCGCGTCCCTCGACGCTGTCCGGCGGTCTTGGGGTGTACCCCCTTGGAGTGTCTCCATTATAGCGCGGGTGTACCCCCTTGTCAACCCCTTTTTCAAAAAATTTTTTGGACTGTTTTTTTCAAAGATAATGAAAACGCACGCGCGCGTAGTGGTTCGCAAAACAGGCGAAAACAGGCGAAAACATGGGTTTTGAGCGCGGAAAAGTTTTTTGAAAAAATCAGAAAAAGCGCGCAAAAAAAATTTTTTCCGTCGTGCTGCACGCCTATTTTTTGAAATTTCCGCCCTCTGTCCCGCCGATCTGTCCCGCCCTGTCCCGCCCCTCTGTCCCGCCGATCTGACAGCGGACAGGGTACACCAATACAATGTTAAGAAAATAACATATGAGCGACTGTTCATATATCCAACTTCGGGCGTAAAGATATGTGTCTTGACACCTCAAAAAATCGGCCTGCTCAAAAAATCGACTTTTCGAGTATACTATAAAACAGCGTTCCGGTACTTTTCGCCGGTATAAATGTCTCTTTTTTATCAAAGGGGGGATATTTTACACTTTTCCCGTTCTTTTTCCATTTTCAGGCAGGGTAGTTGCCTCATCTCACTCTACCCCATATTTTCCCCCTCTTTCTCCGAATTTTCGCTCTTCTTCCCTCCCCTTTCCCCCGCTTTAATCCCCGTTTCCTCAATTTCGTGCGATGTTCCCGAGTTTTCGCTACTCCCCCTTTCCCGAACACTCGAAAAAGGTGCATTCCTACAATCTGCTGTAACCGTCAGCTCGAGTATAGCCAGCCACAAGCTCTACGGAAGCTCTACTGCAGCTCCATCATGCATCTGTCACGCAGGTCTACAGCTACCATGCAATCCTGTATCTAACCTATCATCTCCTTATCTCCCGCCAGAAGGGAATGCTGCCTATAGCACTATGTAGCACTACACACTCTTGCTCTACTATGACTGTTCTCTGCTATATAATTAGCCGGCGCGATCTCTAAAACCCACCCTTATAGTTTCCATGCATTTCCACATATTGCCTACAATGCCCTGTATTCGCCTCAGAATGCCCCGTACTGGCTTTTCGTATTCTCGTGGTATAATTCCCCATTCGTATGTCAAAAGCGATTACAGTTCAATTCTGCCGCCAGAACGAAAATTGTTCTTTAACGGCAGACGCACCTCTCCATACCCGCTCTCTCACAGTTGCGTATCCACTCATTAAAAACAGCCGGCCAAGGTTTAATGGTCGGCTTTATCTATTTCTGTATTACTAAGGTCTAAGCCAGCCAGAAGAGCATACTTTAACTGGCTATTTTCCCATTCAGCAACATGCACAAAAGAATCCATAATCTTTGTATATCTTTTTCTTCGACTCCGCGTCCCAAAAACGCCTTTTTTGTATAGTAGTTAATAGAAGCAAAAAAATCCAATCACCCCGCAAAGGAGGCATCCAGATGGCAAAGCGACCTGCTATTCACACGACATAGAAGCACCCAAAGTTCCGCAGCTACGATGGCCGCAGCGGATTCGATTTCATCCCTATCCCTGTAGTCCCTAATCTCAAGTCGATCTCTCCGGCTGGAAAAATCCTGTACTCTCTCATGCTCTACAGAATGCAGTTGTCAAAAAGCCGCCCAGAATGGATTGACGAGGATGGCGAGCCATTCATCTATTACTCTCTCAAAGAGGTCATGCGCGATATCTCTTGTGGAGAGAAGAAGGCGCTGCAGCTGTTTAAGGAGCTTGAAGAAGCACACCTGATTCTCCGGCGTAGCCAATGTCAGTTCTCTACCCCGCGCATTTATATACCGACCAATCGTTCAGATGAAGCATGACACTCATTCCAAGTGATTCCATTTCTCTCTTTCTCTGGCTGGCATTTTTCAAAATCTGCCCAGCTCAGCCTATGTATTTATGATTATGTATTTATGATTAGAGTATTTATGATTAGGGTTTGATTTGGAAGGACGACGAGTTTGATTTGGAAGGACGACGAGTTTGATTTGGAAGGACGATAAATTTGATTTGGAAGGACGGCGGGTTTGATTTGGAAGGACGCGATTTCGATTTGGAAGGACGGGAAGCAACATGGGTAAATCCCAGCCAGAAAAAACGCAGTTGGCCGAGCTAACCCTGCGTGACATAGCCAACGCCGGGGCTGATTTACATGAGTACGCCGCCGTTATCCCCTTCACACTGGAGGGCAATGGACAGCGGGCTTATATTCCGACCTCGGTGCTGCGGTACTACAACCCCAAGGTGAAACTTGAGCAAAAGGATATCCGTTATCTCGACCCGGACTTCTTCGAAGCACGCATCAGAGATATCGGAGCCAATCCAACCGCGAAGCCTTATCAGCGAGATGTTTCAACAGCCACTCCGGCCTATGGCTCTTTCGTCTGGTTGCGCGTCCCGCTCGAAGGCGGGAGCTATTATGACGTCACGCCAACCGAGGCGCAGAAGCTGATAATGCTCCTGACTACTACGGACAAGCACCTGATGATCGCGGCGGATGTGTATCCACCGGACATCGTGAACTATTTGTCAAAGGTGTTCCAGCTGACCGCGCCAGTTGTTCAAGGAATGCTGCGGACGTTCCGAGAAAAAGACTTCATCTGGCAGAATGACCGTGGCGAGTGGTTGTTCAACAAAGACCTGTTCCGCAGGGGTGAGATTACACGACGCGAGTCCACGAAAGCAGAACAGAGCGGTTTCAGGTATGTGAAGATGTATTTCTCCTCTATCGCACAGATGTACAGGACTGAGTCCATGAGTCTGGGGCTGAAATACCTGCTTCCGATGCTTCCTTATCTGCATAAGGACTTTAACGTGTTTTGTCTAAACCCCTTTCAGGATGATCCGTTTCTAGTGGCTCCTCTTACCGCCGCTCGGCTTTGTGCCGCTGGCGGCTATGAGCGAAGCGGTTACGGAGAGTTGACCAGCCTCTATTACAACCAAGTCATCCGAACCAGCAAAGGAACGGAGACGATTATGACCCGGCTGAAAGAACCGTTCCACGGTTTGCCGGTCGGAAGCATTATGTTAAACCCCCGCGTATTTTACACCGGCAACAAAGTGATAGCCGCCGAGCTTGAACCTCTGTTTCTGGTGCGGAAGCGTGGCAAGTATAAAAAACGACGCAAGGCAACAGAAAACTAATATTACAAGGAGTGCAAGAATTATGAACGCAAACACCAACTATGTAACCAAGGAATTCCTCTTCAACGACCAGCAGGTACGCACGGTTGTCCGTGACGGCGAGCCGTGGTTTGTAGGCAAGGATGTAGCAGACATTCTTAAGTATACAAACACGGCAAAGGCAATCAGAGATCATGTTGATGCCGAAGATAAGCTGACAGAACGTTTCGTTCTGGCAGGTCAGAACCGTAATGTGATTGTCATCAACGAGTCTGGTCTTTACAGCCTCATCGTTGCAAGCAAGCTGCCGACCGCTAAGGATTTCAAGCGTTGGGTGACTTCCGAGGTTCTGCCCACTATCCGCAAGCACGGCGCTTATATGGATATGGATGTCATTGAGAAGACGCTGACTAACCCAGACTTTATCATCCAGCTGGCTACCACGCTGAAAGAAGAGAAGCAGCGCCGAATGGAAGCTGAAGCTAAGATCGCCGCCGATGAGCACAAGGTTGATTTCTATGACGCTGTAGGCAGCACTTCCGCCACTCTGACCGTTGAGCGTTTCGCCAAGCTGGTAACCGAGAAGCTCGGAATCAATACTGGCCGCAACCGCATGTTCCAGTGGCTCCGCAAAAATGGCTTCCTGCAGGCTAACAACATGCCGTATCAGCGCTACATCAACAACGGCTGGTTCAAGACCTACGAGGTCATCAAGGCCGGTCATGCCTTTACCGTTCCTTCCATTACTGGCAAGGGCCAGCAGAAGCTGTTCGAGAAGTTCGCGGCTGAGGCTTGAAAAGCAAGGAGAGCGAGGCGGCCGCTTTTGCCGCCAGAAAACCAATAAAAGGAGAAAACCAAATGAAGAAAAACCACTGCATCCACGATGACTGCGAGTATTGCTCGCGCTACAACTCCTGCAACCTGACAGCAGATGATGTCTGCGGGTACGCAGTTGTATAGGTAGATCTTGAGCCAAGTGAATATTGGCTCGAAATGAGTTACTACCAAGCGGGCGACCCTGACGCGCACTTGTCTATGCGTGATCGTCTCCGCGCCGAGTACAGTGGCGAGGTGACTGGATGACGAATGCCGTATACATTCCAAGTGTGGACGGCAAGGATGTCTACCTCGCAAACCACTATGACCGTCCAACCGAGATCGGATACAACATCCGGTCTTCGGACGGCGGGTTCAATTTGAAGCGATTCAGAAACACGCTGGATTACTCACTTGACCTGCTCAAGCTGAGAGACGTCTACGAGCGGGTATACCGCCGCAGGAATTTCTCTTTTGAGCTGGGCGGCAAGGAATACACCCACCGTGTTATCAACGTGACGGCGCATTACGCAGTCAAGGCATTCAACCGTATCCGTAAGACGCTGTACATCAAAAACGGCTGGCGATACGATGAGATTGCCGAAAACATGGATGACTGCGCGTATGTTGTCGATGGCGAGCTGATTGCTATCCAGTGCGACACGAATGTTCAGAACCCCCTACTCCCTTCCATACTCGGCAAGTATTTCTATCTGGAAGACGGTCAGTACAAAGCGAAGATCAACATTGCCACCGAGGTCAGTGTCGCCGATATCCGCGAGGAGCTTTACGAGAAGGGCTTCTACTGTGACGGCATCCACTATGTTCGTTACAAGCGGTCGGCCGGTTCCTCTCGTGTCGGCAAGTGTTTGTACATCGACGAACGTCTCTACCCCGCTATGCACAAGTGGGAAATGTGCGGCATCAAGGTGCAGCCGGGGCAGGAGATTGACCTCGCTGCTCTGGAAAGCTATATCGCGCTGACGGCAAGCTCTATTGTGGACACGCTGGAGGTGCGGCCAGAGAACTTTCTGGTAATCGATGATTTTGAAAGCACGTTTACGGATGACGTTATCGCGACCAGAGTGCGTGAAGACGGTCATCTGGTGTCTGGCCCCGAGCACGTCGAGATCACGAACAGCATCTGGGACGGTCAGTCTTTGATGGACAAGTCCCTGTTTGGCCCCAAGTACGAGCAGTACGGCATGCTGCTGCTCCGAAACCGATTTTTCAAGTCCTGCTGTTTCAACGCAAACATTCAGCAGTTCCTTGCTGACCACGGGATTACGAAAATCGAGCAGCTGAACGGATTCACGTTGGCGAAGTCTATCGAGGACATCAAGCTGATCACTACGCCGTCCAGCATTAAGTATTTGAAGTTTGGCCGGCTGCGCGAGTGGCTGAAGCGTACTGATCCTATGTTCGGCGTGGTAAAGCATGAGAAGAAGACGCACTTCTTTGACGGACGTATGGTGTCTACTCATTATCAGTTGCTGAATACTCTGCAGATGTCGCAGGAAGAGGTGGATGAGTTCCTCGAGCCGTCCATCGAGTACATGCGACAGCTGAAGAACAATCCGGCGGTTATGCGCTATCATCTGAAACAGCAGTCGGCGGCCAGTGAGATGAAGTCTCCCCTGCTGACCAGAAACGACATTATCTTCCGTCTGTTGGGTATCAACGACAGATTCGCACAGACGCAGATGTATGCCGAGTTCCGAGACGGGCTGATTCGTTCGTATCAGAACAACATCCGCCGCGGCCATGTGTTGGTAAACGGCAATTATTCAACTCTGGTCGGCAATCCACTGGAAATGCTGAAAGCGTCTATCGGTCAGTTCGACGGCGAGTCGTCTATCCCGGTCGGTCATGTGATGTCACTGCGGTTTGATGACGGTCAGCGCCTGCTGGGGTCACGCAGTCCGCATGTGTGTCAGGGTAATATCTTGCTGGCGGACAACCTGTATGTGCCTGAAGTGCGCCGATATATGAACTTAACAGAAGAAATCGTATGCTTGAATTCTATCGGCGAAAATATTTTACAAAGATTGTCAGGCGCTGATTTTGACTCGGACACATGTATGTTGACTGACGATCCAATGCTGATTAAAGCGGCTGAGAAGAATTACTCCCTCTTCAAAGTTCCGACTTCGTTGGTTGAGTCTAAAAAAACCAAGCGTGCTTATACCAGTGCCCAGCAGACAGACCTCGACATCAAAACTAGCGAAAATATGATCGGCGAGATTATCAACCTTTCTCAGGAGCTTAACAGTCTGCTTTGGGATAAGCTCAACAGCGGCGCGGCTTTTGAGGATGTGGCTGAGATTTACTATGATACGTCTATGCTAGATGTCATGAGCGGCCTGGAAATTGATAAAGCCAAAAAAGAGTTCGTGGTAAACAACCGCGACGAGTACAAGCGCCTGAAAGCTAAGTATGAGCGCCGTGACGACAAGGGTCGCGCAATCAAGCCGAACTTCTTCGGGACGCTTGCTCGCCGTAAAGGATACTATGATAGCGAAAAGAAAGCCTATCTGTTTCACAAAACCGCGATGGACTACGTTCAGCACACAATCAACCGCTGCCGGTTCTGGCGAGGCTCGTACAAAGCAAACAAGCCCTTTAGTTATGTAATCGACCCGGTAATGGTCGGCACGGCTGGGGCGCGGTATGAGCTGGCACGGAAGTTTATTGAAGCTGTTCGAGATGCGCGCCGACAGATAGCTTCCATCTATGGAGCTCTGGCATCTCCTGTCAAAGATGGAGATAATCATGATGCCAATGAACGCTATGAAGCATACTGGGACGAGATTAAGGAAATTAAGCGAGATTTGATTGAATATGTTGGAAAATACAAATGCAATACGGCTACTATGTATGTTATCTTGCGTGACATGGAGAAAGAAGAAAATTCAGACGTGAGTAAGCTGCTCTTCGATTCTTTGTTCGGGACGGCGAACTCTTCGTTCTACGAGATGCTCGAGACGAGCCGTGAGCCAATTCAGATCGCGACCGAATGCCTGACAGGTAGTGTAAAGTTGTACGGTTATACATTCGAAGCGTATGAGGCAAAACGCCGTGTGTTTGAAGAGCTCTACGAAGCAGAAAAAGAAGAACGTCGCAAAGAACGAAATCGACCTCACACTATGCAGGAAATTGCGAAGATCCTCCGAGCGAACATTGAGAAAAAGCAGAAAATGACAAGTTGACATAAAAAATCGAGAGAAGTATGACACATAAAAATGGAGCGATATTCCGAAATTTCGGGAATCGCTCCATTTTTTATTTTTCTCCAAAGTGGTATAGAAAGCGATTTTTCGTCGTTCTAACCTATCAAAAATTAAGGAGACATAACGATTTGATCCGAATTTCCAAGGCTGAAAGAGCCACCATCTACAAACTTTATCCAGAGCTTCGTGTTCCGCGTACCGCCACCGGCAAGTATTGGCTGTGCGAAGAAGAGAAGTACCTCCGCGTTATTCCACATAACAAGGACGCCGCTGCACTGCTTGACGTTATCGACCGTCGCCGCGCACGACTGGCTGCCCTTACCGAGGAGGCTAATGCGTGAAGACTGACTGGCTCAGAAAAGAAGATGAGAGCGAGTACGCCTACATTTACCGTATCGGTAACATCAAAGAGCAGATTGGCTCTTGGCAGGACGTAGCTGACCTGTTGAACTATCAGCTTGGCTACCAGTACACCGAGAGCAAGTACCGCAAGGACTATGCGGCATTCTGCAAACTCTTTGAAGCCAACCGCGATAAACTGACTGATGACAGTGCTCAGCTTCACGAGATTGAACAGCGCGAGCTTGAGCTCCGCAAGGAGCAGCGCAAGTTCTACGACCAGCGTCAGGCACTGACCCGCGTAGTCAACGCAAAGGCACGCGAAGAAAGCCTGCACGAGTGTATTATCCGCTCAGCTGAGCAGCTCAATATGAGCAAGCCACTGGTTCCGCTGTCTCGAGCGGGAGAAGTCCATCGCCTCGGGACGGAAGCCCTGCTTGTCCTGACCGACTGGCACTATGGCATGGTATGCGACAATCCGTTCAATAGCTATAACCCAGAGGTATGCGCTCAGCGTGTCCGCCGCCTAATTGATGAGACGGTAGAGCGTTTGCTGGTGCATCAGGTTACCGACCTGCATATTCATCTGTTGGGCGATTTTGCTCATGGAGCAATTCATCCTACAGTTCGACTGGAATCAGTCGAGAACACCTGCGACCAGCTGATGCGCGTCTCGGAAATTCTTGCCGAGGCAATTCATGAGATTTCTGCGGCTGTAGACCGTGTAGATGTGTTTGCTACTTACGGCAATCATATGCGAACCGTCCAGAACAAGAAAGAAAGCATCCACGCCGACAATATGGAGAAGATCATCCCTTGGTGGCTGGCAACACGTCTCAAGGATGACGATACCATCAACGTCTGCCCGATGTGCGAGGAGTTCATCATAGACTTCATCGGCGGCAAGACCGTTGTTTCTACACACGGTGATCTGGACACGGTTCGAGACTTTGGCGTGACGGCGAATATGCTGCTGTCGCGCGACCTTGGCACTCCGGTGGATATTGCCATCATGGGTGACAAGCACCATGCAGAATCGCTTGACCGATTCGGTGTGGACAGCATGATCGCGCCGGCTCTTTGCGGTTCGGACAATCATGCACACGGCAAGCGACTTTATGCTAAGCCGAGCCAGCTCCTGATGACTTTCGAGCAGGACTATGGCCGCGATGCCGTGTATTATCTCAAACTGGAGGAAAATTAAAGCATGGCAAGAGCCAAGAAGAAAGAAGATAAGAACACGCTGTATTACGCTGCGCTGTACTCGAAGCACTCAGAACTGTATGAGATGGCTTACGAAGACAGCAAGAAGGTTGTAAACAGCGTACTGGACAGTATCAAGCAGCTTCTCAAGGAATGTGAGGTGCTCTCGCTGCCGGACTTCGGTAAATTTGAAAACCATGAGCGTAAGTCTTACCAGATGGTAGACAACTTCCCGGGCTCCGATGGCAAGAAGCGTATTGTGCCGACCAAGCACACGGTACGATTCACCGCTTTCCCGAAGCTAAACGAAGCCTCCGACCAGTTCTACGCTACGATGCAGGAGGCGGAAGGTGGTGAGGGTTAATGGCATTAGTGCCTAAGATTCCCACCATCCCCAAAAAAGAAGACAAGCTCACACCCGCAGTAAAGCCGCACCAGATTAAGCGATGCGTATGCTGCGGGACGGAATATTCCCGCGCGACCGACTTTTACAACGCACCGAACACAATGCTGTATCGCAACAACAGCGGCCGACTTCCTGTCTGTCGCGGCTGTATTGATGCGCTGTTCGACCGCTATCAGGAAATGTTCGACGCAGACACGGCGATTCGGCGTATCTGCATGAAGTTTGATCTATACTACTCCCCCACTCTGGTTGAAGCATCCAAAGAGATGGGAGCACATAAGAGCCGTATGTCGGCTTATATCGCAAAGCTGAACCTTAACGCTTATGACAGCAAGACTTACGATTCGACGATTCGTGAGGAACAGGACTTGGCTTTGCAGACCTATGAAGATACCGAAACCCCTACTCAGCAGACAGATTTCCAAGTAACCAAGGAATTGATGAATGAGTGGGGGCTTAACTTTACCGCCACCGAGTATGAATTCCTGCAGAATGAGTATGAGGACTGGCTGGCGAAGTGTGTCGTCAAGGGCAAGTCACAGCAATCTCTGGTTCGCGAGCTCTGTATCATCAAGCTGCAGCAGAACAAGATGCTGTTGGACGGCAAGGTGGACGTCTATCAGAAATTGACCGACACCTACCAGAAAACACTCGACCGTGCTGCGCTGACGCCTAAAATCGTCGAAGCAAAGGATCGAGAGTCAGAAATCCCGCTCGGAAAGATGATTAAGCGATTCGAGGATCACGACCCGATTCCGGAACCGCTTCCAGAGTGGAAGGATGTAGACGGTATCATCCGTCTCATCAGCATTTACTTCCTCGGCCATTTGTGCCATATGCTTGGCATCAAGAACCGACACGCCAAGATGTACGAGGACGAAATGAATAAATATCGCGTCGATGACCCTGACTTGGAGGATCTCGATGATGAGGACGTCTTTGACGCCATTATGAATCGCGCTATGGAGGGTGTTGACCTTCTGGCAGAAAAGGAAGCCGGAGAAGAGAACGGCGGTGATGCCTGATGGATGCCACCAAAGCTGAAAAAATTGAACGAGGTATGTGCAAGTGGGTTAGTTTCTATCGAGCTAATCCACATCGTTTTGCACAGGATTATCTCGGTATGAAATGGCTGGCGATGTTCCAGTGTATTCTACTGGACTTAATCTGTCTGAACACCTATGTGATGATTATCGCTTCTCGCGGTATGGGTAAGTCCATGATCGTGGCAGCGGCTATTTGTGTTCGGTGCATTTTGTATCCCGGTCTGGAAGTCACTGTCGCGGCCGGCGTCCGAAGTCAGTCAACGAACCTATTGAACAAGATAGTCGAAAAGTTCATGCCTGACTCACCCAATCTAACGAACGAGATTGAAGATTACAAAGTGACGCCAAGCGAGGCGTACATCAAATTCAAAAATGGCTCCGTGGTCAAAGTTGTAACAGCGCGTGATTCTTCACGTTCTGCGCGTACAAACTGGATGATTGCGGACGAATTCGTGCAGATTCCGAAGGATATTATTGATAAGGTGCTCAGAAAGTTCAAAGCTGGCGAGCGTACTCCGGGCTTTTACAGTTTTCCAAAGTATAAGAACTACCCAAAGGAACGTAATACGGAGACCTATATCAGCTCGGCATACTTCAAATGGCATTACAGCTGGGCGAAATTTAAGGCTTATTTTAAGTCGATGATCAAGAGCGAGCCGTATATCGTGTGCGGTTTCCCTTATCAGTTGCCTGTTTCTGCAGGATATTATCCGATGGAACAGATTCGAGAAGAGATGCAGGAAGATGATTTCAACGAAATCTCATGGAGCATGGAAATGTGCTCAGAATTCTATGGCGAATCTGAACGTGCATTCTTCTCTTTTACAGACCTGAACTCTGTACGGCGCATCACGCGCCCAATCTATCCGCGGCCTATGTATGCGGCACTTGGCGATCCCAAGCTGAAGTACCCAAGCAAGGAACCGGGGGAAATTCGCCTGCTGAGCTGCGATATCGCAACCTCCGGCGGTGCGAAGAACGACGCAACAGCGATCACCCTGTTGCAGCTCCTGCCTAACAACTCCGGACAGTATATCCGTAATGAGTGTTACATGGAGACCATTGATGGTGGTCATGGTCAAGATCAAGCAATCCGTATCCGTCAGCTTTATGACGATTTGGATGTGGATTATGTCGTAGTTGATACCAATGGTGGCGACGCCCCTCCATCTGGCAACAGTTGGAGTGCAGCGCGGAAGAAAACGGGAACCCTGAGACGGGAATCCGACTGGAAGGCTTTGAGTAAAGACGAAGTCACAGGCAACGCATACGAGGTGATCTCGCCGATTTGGCGAACTATAATCCTCGCACGAGTCCGCACCATCTTTTTATAAGAATTAAATGGAGTTGATTAAAACTGCTACTAAGCGAGTTCACTCAAGTTAAATGGAATGCTAAGACAAAGAAGCATTATCAAGACAGAGGATATCCTTTTACCAAAATGGGAGACACGTTCACTGTCAAAGTAGAGGATTTAACTAAAGGCAGCAATGTTCGTGTTCGTGTTTTATGCGATTACTGCAAGACAGAGTATGATATTGCTTGGTATAGTTATGTTTCTCTTCGAAAAAAGGAGAACAACAAGGATTGCTGCTCATGTCCCGAATGCACAGCAGCTAAAGCTAAGGAATCTCTAATTCAAAAATATAATGTTGATAATGCTCGAAGTATACCTGGGGTAAACGAAAAGATTAAGAAGACTTGTATTGAGCGTTATGGAACCGAAAATCCTTTTCAATCAGAAATTATAAAAGATAAAATACGAGATGTTTGTTTGAAAAAATATGGAGTTGCTTACCCTACACAGTCTTCAGAGGTGCAAGCTAAAACCATTAGAACGAATATGGAAAAATACGGTCATAAAAGCTGGATGCAAGTTCCCGAAAACGCAAAATGCTTCTCTGGAGAAAATAGCCCTGTCTGGAAAGGCGGAGTTTCTCGTACTCGATATGAGCGAGCGCATAAAGAATACTATGACTGGCGCATATCTGTATTTGAAAGAGACGGGTATACTTGCCAAAAATGTGGAGCTCATAATCAAAAAGGCACACATGTGGAGTTACACGCTCATCACTTAAAAAACTGGGCAGACAACCCTGATTCGCGTTACATAGTCGAAAACGGTGTAACTTTGTGCTCCAGTTGTCATTATGCTTTTCATTCCATGTTTGGTAAAAAGAATAATACTCCTGAACAGTTCAACGAATTCATAAAAGATGAAAAGATATGCTGAACTACTGAGAATAGGAATCAGTAGAATTGAGAGATAAAAAACTCTCAAGGTAACATTTTGGTTGGTGTAGCAATATACGATCAGCTTGTTCAAGACCTTTATGACGAGGCTCGAGGAGTCGAGTACCGAGCTTGGTCTTGTGTTAACGATGAAAACATGGCCGCTCGAAGCCGAAATCCTAACGCACCGCGTATCATATATTCGATAAAAGCGAGCGCTAGTAAGAACTCTGAGATGGCAGTTTCCCTTCGAGACTGCATCAAGCGAGGCAAACTACGCCTGCTCATCAACGAAATTGATGGCGTTGAGCTGCTCGAAAAGAGCAAGGCTTACCGCAAGCTCTCCGTTGAGGAACAGGTTGCATACCAACATCCGTACTACCAGACTACCGCCTTTGTAAACGAGACGATCAACCTCGAATACGAGATGGCCGGTCAGAACATTAGGGTGTACGAAGTATCCGGTATGCGTAAAGACCGTTACTCGAGTCTGGCTTATGCCAATTACATTGCATCCGAACTGGAGCGCGACTTGCGCCGACGGTCAACGGATGAATTCAAATACGCGCCACGGTGCGTTTCGACCGTGGAATTTTAATTTGGAGGTGACATCATGGCTGAAAATCCAAAGCCGCTGATTGATGAGGCGGAAGATGGTGCAACTATCGTCACCTCATTTGCAGACCGCGAGACTGCGGAGCGATACAAGCACGCTGTTGCGACATATGACCCGCAAAACCGCATGTACAGCGCATATCTCAACGATGGCGCTTCAGCAAGTACGCTGACTACCAGTACGATTTCCTCTCTGGGCGAAGGAGCGCAATCCAATCTGTCCAGCGTCCAGAGCATCAATGCTATTATCCGCAAGTACATCAACATTGATGACATTGTTGGTATGGTTGTACAGTCCATCCAGAACAACATCAACACGGATATCCGACTGTCGTACCGCAACTTCAACGGTGCCCGAAACAAGACCAAAACGCTGGAAAAGGCACAGGCTATCCTGAACGATTTCAACTCTCAGGTGCGCGTCGAGCAGTTTATCCGAGAAGCGATTGTCACGGCATATATCGAAGGCAACTTTGCGGCCGTGCTTCGCAACAACACGGAGAACTGGCAGATTGATTGGCTCCCGTTGGACATCATCGAGAACTCCGGCTATGAGAGCAATGGCAATCCGGTTCTTCTGGTGGGCATCGAAAACCTGAAGTCTGCACTGCAGAAGACAATGCTCAAGAACAAACAGCGCAAGCCTCTGTTCTTCAACGACACGCAGGAAGAGGTTGAAGCAACCTTCCCGAAAGAGGTCGGTGAAGCGATGAAGGCTAAGGAGACCTATGCTATTCTTGACAACAACTATACTTACATGGTTCGCGTCAACAATTTTGGCAAGAAATATGGTGTCTCCCCTATCTTCCGCGCAATGTCTTCTGTTTTGATGTTGGAGACTTACCGCAACGCAGATGAGACCACGGCGAAAAGTAAGGCTAAGAAAATCATCCATCAAGTGATGAATGAGAAATGTCTTGGTCCCAGTGCTGACCGCCGTTGCTTTGAAGAACAGGCGTATAACCATGACAACCTGATGCAGGCGTGGAAAGCCAGTACGGTTGTTGTTACCACTGGCCCATCCGTTAAGGAGATCAAGTATGTAGAGCCGGAGGTAAACGAAACCTCTGCAGAAACGGTGAACTTGTACCGCAACAAGGTTCTTTCGTCTTTGGGTGTCGCTTTTCTGGCGGCAGATAAGTCCCAGACGGCTTCTACTGCCAACATCAACCTATCTCAGTTGCTCAAGTGCATCAACTCTATCTCTGAGCAGGTAGAGCGTATGTTGGAACATTTCTACCGTCAGGTTCTGTCGCTCAACGGCATTGGTGCCGAGTATATCCCGAGTGTAAAGATTATCGACTCCGAACTGCTCGATATGGATATGCGTATGGAGCTTAGCAAGCTGCTGTACAGTACGTTTGCTGTCAGCCGCGAAACTTCCCTCGGCATGGTCGGCATCGACCTTGAGGATGAACGGGTTAAGCGCGAAAAGGAAGAGGCTGACGGTCTCAGCGATATCTTCCTGCCGTATGCTACCTCGTATAACTCTGACGGCAATGCCGATGGTGAGAGCGAACCTGGCCGACCGGCTGATTCCAATGACCCGGACAAGCAGGGGTACGACGAAACCTACAACGACACACGGGAGTAAGCGATGGAGAGAAAGCTGAAACTGGTTTGCCCGCATTGCAAGCGGGACTACTTTTTATTATGCAAATCAGGCATCTGCAAACCCGCAGATGCCTTTTTTGAAGAAGAAAACGCTGAACTGATCGCACAAAAACTGAAAGAGCGCGGTCTGGAGTTTGGCGTGACGAAGGAGGTGAACGAGACCGATGAATAAAGAAAAGACATTTCTGACCAGTAGCACGATTGAACTGAGCGAGGACGAAGAGAATTCTCAGTTTCTTACGCTTGTCAACCGTATCTGCTACTACGATGAGCCAAATCTGAACTCGGTTCTGCTTCCCTCCGATACTGCTGAAGAGTGCGCTCAGTCTCTGATTGACATGCCGGTATATGCAAAATGCCGCACGAACGCAGACGGCGAGCCGACTTTCGGCAGTCACGAAGTTGCATTGGATGCAGATGGAGAGCTGTTCTTCGACACGACCCCTATTGGTGTTCACACAGCTGTTGAAATCAAGGATGACACGGTGGACGTAAACGGAAAACTGGAGACACTCCCCTGCCTTTTTGCAACTCAAAAGATCTGGAAGCGCAACAAAAACGCTGTAGCGGCTATAAAACGGCTGTTTGCCGAGGGCAAACTCCACAATTCGTGGGAGATTGCCAGCTATGAATACAGCTTTGCAGATGGCATAAAGACCATCACCGGCTATGAATTTGAGGGCAACACTTTCCTCGGCTATGAATTTGCCGACCCTGCTTATGGCAAGGACGCGAAGGTTGTTTCTTTGTCACAGACCGATGAGCTGATGGTTGCTGAAGCGTTGAGCCGCGACCTGATCGACCAAAAATCGAGTAAGGAGGACGAAACTTTGAAGAAGAATAAGACTTCTGCACAGGTTGAGCCGCAGGTAGACCCGCAGGTTGCAGAACCGCAGGTAACTGAGCCTGTTGTTGAGCCTGCACAGGCAGCTCCTGTTGAGCCGACCGTTGAGCCGGCACAGGCTGAGCCGCAGAATATCGAGCCTGCTCAGGCTGAGCCTGCTGAACCGCAGCCCGCAGAACCGGAAACCGCTTCTGAGCCACAGCCAGAAGAGCCTGCAGAACCGCAGCCGGAAGAGCCGCAGGGCGAGCCGGTAGTTGCTTCCCTGACTGACTGGGATATCCAGCGAAAGGTAGATCAGGGTGCACGCGACCTGATTGACGGTTGGTACTGGGTGGCTTATCTGTTCCCGGAGGAGCACAAGGCACTTCTGCGCGTAGAAGGCAGCGACGAACTGTCCTATATGCAGGTATCTTACGTTGTAAACGACGACGATACCGTTACCGTATCTGACCCGGTTGACGTAAAGCTGTCTGTTTCCGTGTCGGAAATCAACAGCAAGGTCGCTGAACTGACGGATACGATTGCTTCTCTCAACCAGAAGGTGAATGACCTGACGGCTGAGGTTGAGACGTTGACTCCGTACCGTGAAGCTGCCCAGAAGGCAGAGCACGATGCGGCTGAGGCAAAACTCCGCGCTTATGCAGAGAATTCCAAGCAGTTCACCGAAGAAGAGCTGCAGAGCGAGGAAATGACGAAGATTTTCAGCGAACTGGATGAGTCCGCGCTGAAGATGATGATTGCTGACCGTGTGGTTTCCGCACAGGCGCAGCAGATTCAGGCAACTGTATCTGCACCGCAGGTTCAGCTGTCCAATACTTCCAACCTGACGGTCAATGAACCGTCCGCAGACGGCGTATCTCTGATGCGTGCGTTCCTGCGCCACTAAAATCAAAAGAAAAGGAGAAATTGACATGATTCGAGAGCTTGAAACTGTACAGGGCAAGCCCGTTGAGCTGCTTCTGACTTCCGCAGTTGTTAAGAAGGGCGCACCGGTAGACGTTGACTCTGAGGACCAGACCGTAAAGGCAACCGCAGAAGGTCTCGGCACCAAGCTGTGCGACGTAAACGCAAAGTACGAGGGCATTTACTCTATCGTTGAGCCGACCGACGGCGAGTTCGAGGAGGCTGCAGCTGGCGAGCGCGTTCGCGTTATCCAGACCCTGCCGGGTGAGATGTATGCTACTTCCGAGCTGGACACCGAGACCCTGCAGGCTGGCGACAAGCTGCAGGCCAAGGACGGCAAGTTCGTAAAGGCAACTGCTGGCCAGTACGCTTACGAGTACCGCGGCATCTACTCTGATCCGACCGGTATCAAGATGGGCAAGATCGTGCGCGTAGAGGTTTCTACCGTAGCGTAAACCCTGTAAACCAACTACATTTGAGGAGTCTTGTACTCCTCTTTTCTATTTTTCAAAGAAAGGAAGATACACATGAACACTGAAATCAGTGCAATTATGGATCAGTCTGGCCGTGTTCTGGACTGGGCTAATGCTGTAAAGTATTCCCCGGCTGAGCTGTCTGCTGAGGACAAGGAAATCTCTGCAGTTACCGACGCTTGGGTAAAGGAACTGGGCAAGACCGGTTTTGATAAGGATCACGAGCTGTCCGCTCTGGTTACCAAGACCTTCACTCCGGACACCGTTTCCGCTCCGTCTGAGCTGATCGACATGCTGTTCGACAACGATTCCATTGGCGAGTTCGATGACTACCGTGTAACCGTTGACCCGGAGAACACCATCGAAGTATACGACGCAATCACCGGCGGCAACGTACCGCGTTCGTTCATCGACTTCAAGGTTCTGAAGCCGACCTTCTGCTCTCTGCAGGCTGAGACCTCTCTGAAGCTGGAGGACATCCGTCGCGGCGGCTACAAGTCTGTTGCAAACATGATCACCAACATCAACGAGGCTTTCGAGCTGGCTCGCGTTACCCGCATTCTGGACATCCTCGACAAGGCTCTGGCTGGCGGCGAGAACGTATTCACCGAGACCGGCGCTACCCCGACTGAGGAGATCTGCCGTAAGCTGGCTACCTATCTGATGGACGTAACCAACGGCGAGACCCCGGCTATTTTCGGCCAGAACAAGTACATCGTTGGCATGACCGGCCTGCAGTCCGCTCAGTACGGCTTCTCCGACGCTGTAAAGAACCAGTACAACAAGGTTGGCAAGCTGGATATGTATGCTGGCTGCCGTCTGTTCGGTCTGTCTGGTGTTAAGAAGCTGGCTAACGGCGGCTTCATCATTCCTGACAAGCGTCTGTTCGCAGCTGCTGGCAAGATTGGTAAGGTTATCACCCGCGGCGAGACCCGCACCTATCAGGAGACTGACATCAACAACGAGCAGATCCACATCAAGGTCGGCGGTTACTCTTTCGGTACTGTTGTTACCGATATTTCCAAGGCTGCAAAGGTAGTTTACAATCAGTAATCTGCCCTCGCATAGGGCGGGCAACAGCCCGCCCAAAAAATAAATTTTCAAGGAGACAATATCTTGACTTATAAAGCAGATACCCCAGTAAAGGTATATAACCACAGCGTCAGCCCAATCAACCTGCCCGGTCAGTTTCGTGCGTATTACCTTGAGGGCACGCGCGGTGTTCCGACCGTTGTAACGATGCCGTTCTCTGATGTTGAGTACATCAACTCTCGTTCGCCGGTGTTCCGCAACGGCACGGTACAATTCAGTGAGGCAGAGCGCGATGATGTTTATCGTGCGCTGTATCTCGACAACTGGCGTGATACCGTTCTGTTTGATGAGGAAATCGACCGCATTATTCGTGAAAACGATATGGACGCGGCTGAGAAGTTCCTCAAGCTGACTACTGTTGCTGAGATTCATCGTGTTCGCGGCCACATGGTTGCTCTAGCAAACGACGACAATCTGGATATCTCCAAGCGCATGATCGACCTGATTGACCAGCGCTATGATGAGATCAACCACGGCGTTCGCAACACCAAGATCAACCTCGGCAAAACAAAGGAACGCGCAATGCAGGACGAAGACCCGCGTATCTCGGTAATGATGGAGCAGATGGCTGCACTTCAGGCACAGCTGGCGGCTATGCAGACTGCATCGCAGACTGCGACTGCGCCCGCACCGAAGAAGCAGACCACTCGCAAGAAGGCTGCTCCGGCTGCAAAGACCGACGCTGAGTAAACACGAGGAGGTGTACGCCCAATGTCCACTCCTTGTGAATCTGTCTACGATGTTTTTTTCGACCTGATCGAAGAAGATCGTGACTTTTTCAACTACTATGAAGCGACTGACGAAGAGAGTTACATGCTTGCCCTTCAGCGAGCAAAAGCTCTGCTCCGCGACGCCGCAATCAGAATGCAGATGGAATGCGATGCTGAAATCGACTTCACTGATACCTATACGGAAGGCGAAGGGCGCAAACAAAAGGAGTTTTTCACTGCTGACTTAACTCCCTTCGAAATCGACCTTCTCGCCAACCTGATGTATGAGGGCTATCTGAAGCGAGATGTTTCCAAGCTCCGTGCATTCCAGCACCAATATACGCCGAGCGACCTTCAAGTATTCTCCCCTGCTAATGACCGAAAGACCTTTATGGCTATGTACAATACGGTCGTAGAGGAGAACAAGGTAAAGCTCGACCGTTATGCTCGCAGAGACCGAACGACCGGTAAGCAGCGCAGTATTGACTATACCTCCTACGAAACGGAGGAAAGTTGATGAACGCGCTGGAAAAAAACCGTTGGATTTGTTTCGGCAAAGAAGCCACTTACGCCAAAGACTCGCGTATCGCTGCTCTTCAAAAGGACTTTGCAAATCACTTCAAAGATTCGATTGATTATCAGCCGGAAGCGAAGGTCAATGGAAAACAACAAGAACTCATTGTGGCAAAGAACAAGAGCGTTACCAACACCCGCCGTATTTACGCCTATCCGGGCGAAACCTTTTATGCGGGCGATGTGGTAGATGCACTTAATGCCAAGTGGCTGATCACAGAAGTTGATCAGAACAAAGAAGTATACACCAAGGGCATTATGCAGCTCTGTAACCGCGAGCTTATCTGGCAGAATCGCCATACCGGCGAGATTCTTCGCCGTTGGGTTACGGCCGAAAAGCCGTATTACTCCAATCTTGATGAGGCAAAGCCGCTCACAGTTTCCAGCCGTGAGTACAAGATTCAGGTTACGTTCGACGAAGAGACTTCTCTTATCGACATAGACAAGCGATTCATGCTCGAAATCATCGGCGAAAGCCCCAAAACGTACAAGGTTACTGCTGTCGATACCATCACTGCGCGTTCTTACCAGAGCGGCGAGATTCGCGGATTCTTGGTACTCAACGTAACACAAGACCTTTACAACCCCAAGACCGACCGCAAGGACTTGCTTCTTTGCGATTATGTTGAACCGGCGCAAATGCCAGACCCAACACCCTCCCCTGCCGACGACGGAAAAATTACGTTCACCTATAATGGCAACGCAACGATTCGTCAAGGCGGTTCAGCTAAGAAGTTTACCGCGCATCTGTATGACAGCGCGGACAATGAGATTCTTGATGCTGAGTTTGAGTGGAGTATTGCTGTGGACGGCGTACTAATGGACAAATTCACGTTGACACCGAGCGGCGCTTTTGCCCGTCTGGCGGCTATGGACTTTGTCGAATTGCAAGGCGTTGTGGTTCAGCTTATCGCTAAGCATGGCGAGATCAAAGGAAGTCTGGATGTGGAGGTGGTTTCGTGAGAAACGGAGACAAGCAGTCCGAAGTGACGAAGCTCAAGCGAGAGATTATCAAGCTGCTGTATTCCAACCCTGAAATCATTGAAATTCTGGACAACGAGCAGGTTGACCCTGACTGTCCAGATACCGCTGAATGGGTTTGTATTTTCCCGTATGTAAAGCTGGCTAATATTCAGGAGGAAGTTGGCACTTTCATCGGTGTGACCATTGACTCCAATGGCCCGCTGGAGAACGACCGATTCAAGCAGTTGCTTGTAACAGTGACGGCCTTTTGCCCGATTACCAATATGCAGGTAAAAGGACAGAAAGGTACGCGCACTGACATTCTCGCCGGAGATATTTCCGAAACGCTCAACTGGAACCGCAGCCTCGGCATGTTCCGTTTGAAACTCGTAAATGAGCAGGAGGGCGTTATGTCTGCTCAGCAATACTATTTCAGAACATTGCAGTTTACCGCAATTCGCGGCAATGACCTGAAGAATGGGCAGGCCAATATTCATTGAATGACCTGAAAATGTACCGAGGCGACCCTTTGGTCATCAATGACTTAATCCAAGTGCGGCAGCCGACACTCGGGGAGATTGCAGATTTTGGAGAAGAGCGTTATTTTCAGATGCTTTCCGCTATCTGTGGTTCGCCGAGTGACTTTATGGTGACACTTGATGACATGGGTATCCGATACGAGGAGATCACGGACTTTCAACTGTTCTTGATGCTCACTCGCAACTTAACACCAGATGATACCCGTATTTTACTCGGAGATTTAGACTTGTCTGCTTATGAGCCGCAACTCAACCCGCAGGACGGTCAGCTTCGCTTATACAATCCTAAAACACAATCCGTCGTTGACAACGCGATCTATCAACAGATCACGTCATTCATTCGTCAGATGCACTCCATGACGAAGAAGATCGTCAAGACGGTAACCGAGCATGACAGAGAATATATGTTGGCCAAGGAGAGACGTGCTGCAAAGTACGCTCGCCGCCACCCGCACTTTGAATCTGTCCTGTTTCCTTTGATTTCCGCACTTTGCAACCATGAAGGGTTCAAATATAACCCCGATACGGTTTGGGATGTGCGGATTTTTGTGTTTTATGACAGCTTAAAGCGGACACAGAAAATTACCGAAGCAAGGCAACTGACGGCCGGATTGTATGCCGGTACGTTGGATAAAAAGAGCATCAGCGATGACGCTCTGAACTGGTTAGGGAACCTGAGTTAAGGTTTCCTTTTCTAACTCAAACTAAAGAAAGGAAGAGACACACTATGAATATGGAGAATTTCCTTCTGGAGTCCTTCGATCTGGCGTCTATCTACGACATCACCACCGGTGAGCTGTACGCACTGTGCGACCAGATTAAGGATGGTTCTCTGGAGAACACCGTTGATTCCAGCGATGTTACCGGTAAGATGGGCATGCTGCTCGCATCCCTCGACCGTAACAAGGCTGCAACGATTACTTGGAACAACGCATTCCTCGTAGCTGGTCTGCTGGCTGCTCAGGCTGGTACCGACATTGAAGAGGCATCTGAGGATAACAAGATTCAGGTTCCGAACTTCGAGCGCGTTGAGCTGGATACCGACACCACCGCTAAGCTGTCCTACGTTCCGGTAGGCGTTGAGGGTGCTGAGGTTAAGCGCATCTGGCTGGTTGCAAGCGATGGCACGCAGGGTGCTGAGTACACTGTTGTTGCTGACACCCCGGTTAAGGGCAAGTCCTTCACTGTTAATGCTGCAGAGAAGACCATCACCTTCGCAGCTGATGACCTGAAGAAGGGTTCCGAGATCTACGTTGCTTATGACCACGAGATCACCGAGGGCCGCAAGATTTCCAACATCGCAGACAACTTCTCTAAGAATGCACGCATTCTGGTTGACTGCACCGTTGCTGAGAAGTGCGACGAGAACATCAAGCACCATGCAATCCTCGAGATTCCGAAGGCTAAGATCGACGGCAACTACACTCTGGATATCGGTGACGAGCCGGCTGTTCATGCGTTCAGCGCTAAGACTTTGACCGACGTATGCGCCAAGGACAAGACCCTCTGGAACATCTATCTGGTAGCCTAAGTTATCTGATTCATCGGGAGGCTTTCGAGCCTCCCCTTTTTATACAGAGGTGTGGCCAAGCGGTAAGGCAGCGGAATTTGACTCCGCCAAGGGAGGTAACGCTCTCGCTCGTTGGTTCGAATCCAACCATCTCTGCCATACATGCGAGTGTGGGCTAATTGGTATGCTATCGATCTCCAAAATCGTATGATCTTCGTCCGAATCGAAGCACTCGTGCCAATTTTGAATAAGAAAGGAAACTATTATGGCTGAATATCTGAACGCAGTCTGCAAAGTCTGCGGCAAAAAGTATCACCATTGCGAGATGTGCGAACAGATCGGCAGCTGGCGTGCTGTAGCATGCTCGCCTGAATGCTGGAATATCTGGGTAGACACTGTTCGCGCACGCAAAGCCGCTGAAGCTGCGGCGAAGGAACCGGTCGTAGAAGCTCCCGTCATCGAGGAGACTCCGACCATCACCTATGAGGATTCGCGTCCTGCTGAGGATGTATATGACGCGGATGTAAGCGTATCAACCGAGGAATGACCGTTTTTGTCCTCGGTTTCTTTACATTTCGCAAATAAAACGAAAATTTTTTTGAACGGAGGCGAACGCGAATGGCTTTAACCGATTATAAACCGTTTCAGACGGTAAAGATCAACAGCTACACACAGCTTGACATCGTGCCGCACAGCTCGATTGAGGCCGTGGCTTTTGAAAAATGCGCCGACCCGAAAGAGACACTCGGCAGTTACTATTCCAGTAAGGAAAAGAAGCCGCAGATCATGATTAACGGCGGTCTCTTTAATATGTCCACCGGGCACAACGTTATGTCCTTTGTCTGCGACGGAAAGGAACAGAACTACCAGAACGGCTTTACAGGTATGGGTGTGCTTGGCAGCGACCCGGCGAAGCTGGTATACGGAACTGACAAGGCGCGGAAGTGGAAATATTTCATGACCGCATACCCTATGCTCGTTATTAACGGCAAGGCAAACACCGTTTACGGCAATGCTTCTAACCTCAACTACTTAACCTTGCGCTCGGCTGTGGGTGTTCGTGAGGATGGAACGCTTCTCATCCTGACGGTAGACAAACCGGGCATACAGTTTGCTGAGATGGCGAAAATCTTCGTTGAATACGATGCTCAGTATGCGATGAACCTCGATGGCGGCGGCTCTGTCCGCAAGATGCACGAGAACAAGGTTGTGAATACACCGATTGAAAACCGACCGGTAGACAACGTGTTCTGTGTGTATCTAAAAGAAGACCCGCTCGCGAAGTTGGCTGACCAGAACGAAATTGCAAACTGGGCACGATCTTATGTTGAGCAGATGGTTGTATCCGGCGTTATGCAGGGAGACGCAAACGGGAAGTTCCGACCAAAGGCTGCTGTAACCCGAGAGGAACTCGCAGCGGTCATTGCGCGTGTACTGGATAAGGTAGAGTGAATCCAATGCGCGTATTAAGTTTTGACCAATCGACCTTGATAACTGGTTGGGCTGTTTTTGAGGACGGTAAATATGTCCGTCACGGAATGATCGACTTGCACAGCCAGAAAGATGGCAGTATACGCTTTACGGAGATGTGTTTTGCTATCCGTGATGTCATCACAAAATACAAGCCCGACCAAGTGGTTGTCGAAGATGTTATGTACATGAAATCGGCGCAGGCACTTATTGTTCTTGCCCGACTACAGGGTGTCATTCTGGGATACTGTCACATTTTTCAGATTCCCGTAACGATTTACCTGCCTACTCAGTGGCGCAAGGTGCTCGGCTTTAAGCAAGGGCGCGTCACTCGCGAAAATCTGAAACAACAGGCTATCGACCTGATTCGCGAAACATATAACCTGTCCGTGGAGACGGACGAAGCCGACGCGCTTTGCATCGCGCTGGCTCATCTTAAAATTCTGGAGGAACAAAAAAATGTCCAAGAAGACTGATATTATGGCGGCTCTGACTCCGTATGTAGAGTCTGTAACCAAGGATCTCACTATCGGTGAGACCATTATTCCAATCAAAATTAAGCCGCTGATTACCCCGAAGATGCGTGCGACTATTGTAAATGAGGTCGGCCAGCATATTGATGACGGTGACGGCCGCAATTTTGGTCTGGTTGACTGGGCTTTCCGCTCCGCTGTCGTGAAGATTTGCACTGACCTGCATATCTCACTGGATGGTGGCTTTGAAGCTGCTTTGTTGTATAAGACCGATATCTATGCTCTGATCGCAGAGGTTATCGGCGAGGATAAGCTGGCTGAGCTGGAAGAGGCTTGTTACAAGCAGATTAACGCCGCGATTGATACCGAGTTGGTATTGATGCAGGCAATGACTCAGTCCAACCCGTTTGACCGCATCGCAGACGCGGCGACCGACCTGATGAGCGGTCTGAAGAATGTGATTACCGGCATTGATGTTGATACTGCGAAGGCACTGCTGTCCGGCACACTGGATGATTCCGCAGCGGACAACCTCGTCTACGGCCTTTTCGGAAAGGAGGGTGAAGATGGGACGCCAGACACAGATGAACAAACTGACCTCTCCGGAGCTGACGAAGCAGATAAATCCGGAGAACATTCAGTTGATGAATGATTTTCTGGAGTATCTTCGTTCTCTGAAACGCAGCGAAGGCACGATTAAAGGATACAAGAGCGACTTGCTTATCGTATTCACTTATGTGCTCCAGCACTGCGGGAATAAGTCGTTTATTGATTTGAAAAAGCGAGAGATTGTGTCTCTCCAGAACTGGCTAATCAATGAAAACGGTAACTCCCCTGCCCGTGTGCGCCGTGTAAAGGCGGCGCTTTCTTCTCTCTCGAACTATATCGAGAACATTCTTGACGATGAATACGAGGACTTCCGTCCGATTATCCGCAAGATTGAGAACCCGCAGAATACGCCCGTCCGTGAGAAGAGCGTCTTCTCCACCGAGGAGATGGAGGTCATTCTGCAGAAGCTGACTGAGGCGGGCAAGTTTCAGATTGCCTGTGCTCTTGCTCTGGCGGTCTACAGCGGTCGCCGTAAGGCTGAACTGACTCGTTTCAAAGTAGACTGGTTTAAGCCTGAGAACGTGGTTTTCGACTATTTTTACTGCACTCCTGAGAAGGTTTTGACCAAGGGTGCTAAGATGATCGACTGCTACGTTATAAAATCAGGGTTTGACCCGTACCTGAAACGCTGGTTACAGCAGCGTAAAGACCTCAGCATTAACAGCGAGTGGCTGTTCGTGACCAAAACAGATAAAGGTTACGAACAGGCTTCGGCCGAGACTTTGAACAGCTGGGCACAGACGATTGACCGATTCACGGTTAAGCCGTTCTACTGGCACTCGATGCGGCATCTTTTCGTGTCCAATCTGGTGCGCGACGGTATGTCTGAGAGTGATATTACCGATGTAGTCGGCTGGGCGAATAGCGCGATGGTACAGGTTTATAACGACGTGCCGGCCAGCGAACGACTGAGCAAGTTCTTTGAGAACAAACGCGCAGCTGCAGCAGAAAACGAGGCGGAGTAATTTGGAGGTGTCCACATGAAAACCTTCAACAGCATTGCCGAATTAAAGGCGGCAGCGCAAAAATCAGCCAAAAAGACGCTCAATAATCAAGTTGCAAATCTGGTCAAGAAAAAGATTCAAGAACGAGAGTCGATAGATATCTACGGAAGTTATCTTCCCGTTATGTATTGGCGTAGATACGATCTCGGAACGAATCTTGTAGTGAATCCGGCGGGCGCTTATCAAATCAACATATATGATATAGCACCAGCAAATACACCGCAGAGAAGAGGAACTCCTCCCCCTCCGGGATATTTTGCTCAGATGTTAAATGACACCGGTGCGCCGAATGTCTTTAATCATAAGGACTATGTATGGATGCACGAGCGTCCGTTCTACGATCACGCGGTAGCAGAGCTTGAGGGTTCGGGAGAACTTATTTCTGTTGCTCGCGCCGGCTTTTTAGCCAACATTTGAGGGGTTCCCTCACACTAATGAGCATTCGCTCAAATTTTCTAAAATTTAAGGAGAAACCAAATGGAACTTTTTCTGGAGAATATTGCAAAAGACGCAATGGACCCGTCCACCTATCAGTATTTTAAGGGTTTGCAGGATCGCCGCATCGTATTCAATGATGAGGTTGACGACCGTATTGTCGAGAGCGTCATGCTTCCCTTACTGGAGATGGACAACGACGGCAGTGGCAAGCCAATTACGATTGTACTGAACACCTGCGGTGGCTCGTTGTTTGACGGCATGCCTCTTTGTGATATTATTGACAATCTCAAGACTCCGACAACCATTTTGGTGACCGGCCACGCCTATTCGATGGGCGGCTATTTTCTGATGGCCGGATACAGCAACCCGAACGTAACCAAGAAGTGTTACAAACACTCCACTGCCCTGCTGCACGGTGGTTCCAGTTATATGGAAGGCACGAGCTCATCGGTGAAGGATACGTTTAAGTTTACGGAACGCTTTGAACAGCGTCTTCGCGACTACACACTCTCTCATTCCAAGATCACGGAGGATGAATACGAGCGCATGGAACGCTACGAGTGGTACATGGACTCGGAAGATATGCTCAAGTATGGTCTTGTGGATGAGGTAATTGGCGCATGAAGAAATTCTATGACACTTGTGCTCTGCTGAACGCCGGTGAACGTGCGTTCGCGGAGCCTTTTTACATCTCTATGGTGACGTTGCGTGAGCTGGAGAATATCAAGACCAGCCGCAGCAAGGATGCCGAGGTCAAGCATAAGGCCCGCAAGGTGACCCGACTGCTGGACGGTCACCCAGAGATGTACACGGTGGTAAACCACGCTACCGTGATCCCGAGCACCTCTATCGCTCTGCATGACGGTTCTCCGGACTACCTTATCTGTTACGATGCAGCGCAGACCCGCGCAGTCGAGCCGATTGTATTCGTGACGGATGATCTCTCCTGTCGCTGTATTGCGCGAGGGATGTATCACATGGAAGTAGCGTCTTCTGATGTAGAGGATGATATCTATACCGGATACGTTCAGTTTGCGGGTACTTCTGATGAAATCAACCAGTACATGGAACAGCTCGACACTGCTACCATGTTCCCGAATCAGTATCTTCTGCTGACGGATATGGAGACCGGCAAGACGAGCGAAATGCGTTTCGATGGCGAGAAGTTTGTTGAACTGCGCTTGCCGCATTCCAGCTATCTGAAGGGAAAGAACTCGCTTCAGCGTTGTGCTCTTGATCTGCTGATGAACCGTGATATTGACATTGTGGCAATTCTCGGCACTTACGGCAGCGGCAAGTCTTTCTTGACCACCCAGATGGGGCTGTATCATGTGCTCGAAAAGGGCAACCAGAGCAAACTGTTGGGAATCCGCGAGCCTGCCGGTGAAGGCGCTCCGGTCGGCTATTTGAAGGGCACGCTTGAAGACAAGACGCGCAACTTCTTCCTACCGATTGAGCAGCAGCTGAAGGGCGGCGAGTTTGAGCTTGAAGCTCTTCGTCAGCGCGGCCAGCTTGACACGAATATCCCCTATTATATGAAGGGTACGACCTACAACGACACAATTATGCTTGTGGATGAGGCGGAAGACTTGTCTGAGGCACAGATTCGACTCGTGGGAACCCGTCTCGGACAGAACAGCCGTATCTTTTTGAGCGGCGATTATGGTCAGTCACTGGTGGACAGAACTGCGAACAATCCACTGGTAAAGATGTGTAATGAACTGCGCGGCGAGAAGTCCTTCGGGTGCATTTACCTTGATGAGGATGTAAGAAGCAGCGCAAGTAAACTGTTCGCGGAATTATTTAAGTAATTAAACAGCCGCGCCTTTCCGCGGCTTTTTGCTATAAGGAAGGTGAATTTATGGCTGATTTAGGCGTTACTGTCGAACTTATTCCTAATTTTGACAAACTCGAAAGTGCCCTCAGTAACTACAAGGATTTTCCGATTCAGGTTGATGCTGCAGCTCTGCAGAAAAGTATCAGTTCAGCAATCAAAAACGCTTCCTCAACCAAGCTGAAAGTAAACGTTGATACTGCAAATATCACTGCTCAGGTTAAAAAGGCCATCTCGGCGGCTGGAACTGGAACGACTGGCTCCGGCAAAGCTAAGTCTTCTGCGGCTTCGACCCGCTCCTCTACCACAAAGAGCAGCTCGTCTAAGAGCTCCCCATCTGGCAAAACAGATGCAGAGAAGGCTGCGGAACGGCAGTTGCGCACAATGGAGCGTCAGGCGACCGGCTTGAGACAGATGATGTCTTATCTGAAGAACATGTCGAGTCCTATCGATTCAAAGGCTATCTCGGCGGCTGAAACCGCGATGAAGAAGTTTGAGTCGACAACCAAGGGAACTGTAGAAAGCGTTAACGCGCTGAAAGAGGCACAGCAGGCGACCAATATTGCGTTCTCTCGCAATAATTTGAAGGCTGCAGAAAAGGCCGAGCGATCTATGTTGGATGTCCAGCAGATTCGCTCTAAGTTTGGAAAGCTCAAGCAAGGTAACCTTTTTGGTGAGGAGAATGTAGCCAGTCTTGATAAGATGCTCAAACAGTACAAGAGCATGGCGGATTTTACGCCAGAGAAGTACGCGCTTGAGAAAAACATCAAGAAAATGTGGACTACAGTGTCCAGACAGAACTCCCAATCGGTTGCTGATAGCGCTTTGGCATCCGGCCAGAAATATATAACGCAGCTTCAGGTCCTAAAAGATAAGGGGACGCTACAGAATTATGACTGGACGGCATTCGAGAATGCAAAATCTGTTTTTCAGAATGCGGCGGCCGGTACTTATGAGCTGGAGCAGGGTCTGAATGGACTCCGTTCTGCGTGGGCTGACGCGAGCGCACAGGCGGATTTGTTCAATGCTAAGCAAACTGCGACCGTTCGTTCTCAGAGATCGCAGGAACATCTGGCGAACATTTATCGGCAGGCCAGCGAAACACTTAAAAACAACCCAAAAGCGGCGGGGTCTTATTTTCAAGGCGAACTGCGGAACATTATGAGCCGTGCGAGAAACCCGGGCGAAGGTGACAGCGTTGAGGGACTTCAAAGAGACCTCGCGGCAGTTCGCTCCAGTATGGAAGAACTCGGGTTTACGTCTGAAACCGTCGGGCAGAAGCTGACTCGTCTGTTCAAGGATCACTTTAACACGGCTATTGCGATGGCAGGACTGCACTTATTGCAGAACGGCTTACAGCAGACGCTCCAGAATGTTATCGACGTTGACACGGCGATGACAGACCTGAAAAAGGTTTCGGAAGGTTCAAGTCAGGATTACGCTAATTATCTTGACAGCGCTGGTGAACGCGCGAAGAGCCTCGGCGCTTCGATTACGGATGTAATTGGAGCAACATCTGAGTTTAGCCGACTCGGATTCAATTTGGAGGATGCCTCCAATCTTGGCGACTGGGCGACCAAATATATGAACGTGTCGGAGTACACGAATATTGAGGACGCGGCACAGTCGCTTGTTTCTACTCTGCAGGGCTTCCATCTTGCTGCTGATGATGTTGGAAGCGTTGTAGACCGTTTCAATGAGGTTTTGACCGGCCTCCCTGCACAGCGATGTGCAGCGTAAAAGATGGCTATATCGGTGAACACCCAGAGATGGGCAATACCGAGGAAAGACTTGTGTTTGACCACAAGAATCCGTACAGACTAACCGATTTCATGCGGTAACGTGTGAGGTCATGCCATCCCCTCCTTTTCTGGAGGTGAAGATATAGTCGGGTCTGCAAATATAATCGAATAATGAAATTGCAGAAGCAGGCAGAAATGACCTGTTCTTTTCGTTTTTAAGACGAAAAAGTAACAAATAGCGGAAACAACTACGCGATAAGTTTAATCATTGGACTTCGTTCACAGAAATGTGTTCGCAAAATCACCTATTGAATTGCTGGGACGTCCTAAAGCTCTCATGCTACAACGCAGTGCCGAACAGGCGCAAACGTGAATGCGGCGAAAGCAGAAAAAAATGAGAGATGGCGCAAGGTTAAACCCTAAACGCCGTGACAATGGATAATCAGCAACCAAGCCTCGAACAGAGGAAGGTTCAACGATCAAAGTAGGAGCAAGTGCTCTGAAAGTGGTAGGCACCCTACTGGGTGAAGATATGATCTCGGCTCCGTTGAAAGGCGGAGGACTTTATAGTCGGTGCGGAGTAACGACCCGCGCTAAAGGTACGCAGAAGGGCTTGGCGAAGCCCTCAAAAGATCAGCAGCGGCTCTGTACGCAGGCGGCAACTCTCTCGATGAGAGTTTGGGCCTCGTAACAGCAGCAAACGAAGTGGTAGATCTTTGCCACGCGGCGTAGTAATACGTTCGCAAGCAGATTGGTAAAACGGTCAAAGGCTGGCGACAGCAGAGACCGTGGGTAGCGATATCCGTAGAGACTGCGGGGTTCTGATGGTAACACCAGAGCTGAACCAATCCACCCCACTCCTCTGGGAAGGGTGTAATATACAGTCCGGACTCACGCAATAATGAAAGGAAACGTGAGAGTAAGGCCGAAAGACCTTGCCGCCGCTTTTGCGGTCAGATTAGCGGTATATCAGCGCTAACAAGCAACAGAAACGACAAGATCCTGATACAGTGGGTGAATCCATGCGCCCAGCCGCATAGTAATATGCGAGCAAGCAAATGGCTATATCGGTTAAAGGCCGGAGACGGTTCAGACCGAGGAAAGATTAAAATTTAAGATTTACTTTTTCTTCTTTTAATGTATAATTAAAGTTGAAAGGGTGAGAGATATGAAAAGAAAACACCACCTTATATTGTTGGCTATTATAACTATGCTTAGCTTTTGTGGTTGCGGGAAGGAATCCGTTGAAAAAACTGATCCTGCTCAAGATGAATCTCCAGCTACAACATATACGGTAGTAGATGAATCTGAGGCTAAGCCCGAAACTAATCCTGTGGATATACCTTTGGAAGTTACATTCGAAACTAAAAAATGCGAAAACTACGAGAGCGAATCTGTAATGTATTTTTACTTCAAAATAAAAAATATTTCTGGATCTGCTTTGAAATCTCCGCTTATTGGTGCGGATTTATTGGATTCGAACGGGAATATTGTTTACTCCGAAGGTTTTACGCATACAGGCTTATTAGCCCCAGATCAAACATTTGATGGATTTTTGAGCATAGATAGCAACAATGAACATTGGGATGACCGAGATAATATAACTAGTGCAAATTTAGTATATTATATGGATAATGATCATGATCTATATTCTTTCGATGAACCGGTCAGCATTCCAATAACTTAAATTTTAATATCCGTAGAGACTGTAAAGCCCCGCTTGGTAACAAGCGGGGCTTCGCCATTCCCCCGCTCCGGGGTGAAGATACAGTCCGAACTCGCGCTATAATCTAACAACGAAACGCGAGAGCAAGGTTTAACGGCCTTGCCGCCACAAAAGTGGTCAGTAGGCGACCCGCCGAAAGTAACAGATTGACATGGGCTAAAACCCTTAGTATGTACCTCCGTGCCGCTAAAGCTGATGCTGAAGAGGCCGGAATCGAAACGGATGGTATGGCAAACTCTGTAAGTGAGCTTCGCGAAACCATCAAAACTTTAACTCACGACAAAGTGGACATTATGTCTGATGAGGCTGGGACGCAATTTAAGAGCACTACGCAAATTATGCGTGAAATTGCAGAAGTTTATGACAGCCTCAGCGACGTGGATCAGGCCGCTTTGCTCAAAACCATTTCGGGTAGATCAACCTTGCCCGGTTGTACAGTAATGTGCAATAACAACATATTTAATTGCAGGTACCCCCTAAAGCCGCACACCACAATAAGCGCGAAAGCAGTTTATGACGGTGCGAAAGCAGAAACAACGTGCGGATTGCATACGGTCAAAAGCCTAAGTGCAGTAACAATGGGTGATCATGCAGCCAAGCTCCTATCGGTCTCATGACACGGAGAAGGTTCACAGACTATCCCTCGGCTCTTTATGAGCAACAGGAGTACGGCGCAAGCAAAGGCGTGGGTGAAAATCCCTTAAATGGAAAAGGTATGCCCCTTGGTTGCAAGGGTGAAGAAATAGTCGGGTCTCATGTGAAAGCATGAGGTTGTAGATACAACATAAGGCTTTGCAAACCTTGTAAACACAAACGAAGAGAATGGCGAATACAACTTCAGCGCTCATCCAGAACTGGTCGACCGTTGAGGACGTCATCGAGTCAACTAAAAACGCAACTGGCTCAGCTGATGCCGAGAACGCAAAATATCTTGATTCTATTCAAGGTAAACTTGCACAGTTCCAAGCGCAATTCCAGTCCGCAAGCACGAGTGTTCTTGACTCAGGCTTTGTGAAAGGCACAATCGACGCCGGCTCTGGCATTCTCGGGTTTTTCAACACCCTGATTGATAAAGTTGGCGTTCTTCCGGGACTTCTCGCCCCTGTAGCTTCCCTGCTTCTGTCAATGAACGGGAAAGGCATTATCGGAGGAAAGGGAGAATCTGGAGAAAACATCTTTGGCGGGAGCGGGCTATTCAGTTCGCTTAAAAATTACAACACAAAAAATCACGACTATTGGAAGGAACAAAATGATATTCTGAAAAGCTACGCTCAGATGAAGCAAAAGCTCAGGGGTGCTGATTTTGAAAAAGCTCTTTCTGGCGCAAGTATTCAGAGTCGTGAGTTTGCTAAATCCCTTGACACCGTCGGGAATGAGTGTGATGTTGTTAACGGACAAATCGATAACTTCACTGCAAAACAAGAAAAAATAGGAACACTCGGAGCCAAGATTGCATCGACTTTTAAGGGGATCGGGTCTGCTATTGCAAGTATGGCCGTGTCGATGGTAGCAGTTATGGCTATTCAGACTATACTAACCGGTCTTGGGAGTGCTATTGATAAAACAGTGATGTCCGCACAAGAAGCAGCCGAAATAACCCAAAATGCATTGAGCAACTACGACAGCGCCAAATCATCTATCGAGGGCAATATTACGTCAGTCGAAAATCTCAAAGATCGATTCGCAGAATTGTCCAAAGGCGTAACAGACAACGGCAAAAATATTTCTCTGGCTGCCGATGAATATCAAGAATACCAAGATATCGTTTCCCAACTTGTTGGGATCAATCCATCATTAGTGAATGGTTATAACGATGAGCAACAAGCTATCTTGGATAAAAATTCTGCTATCGAGGAAACAATCGCATTACTCGAGAAGCAGCAGAGACAGGAAGCTCGAGATGCCGTATATGGTGGGTCATCAGAGAATGACGGTCATAAGAAGAATTATGAAGCTGCCTATAAAGACTTCCAAGAACAATATAAAACAGCGCAGGAAGGCGTAAAAAGTGTCGATAATGACATCTTTAATTATTTATCTCGAGTTCAAACTGCTTTGTCTAAAAACGGCGGCCAAGATATTAAGAATTTCAATAAGTTAATTTCCGACACTATTGGTATGACTTACGATGAGTACGCTGATAAAATCAACAAAGAAACCAATGGCTCTAAAAGTGTTACTTGGCTTGATTATATTCGCGATAATTCCGAAGCTCTTGGAAAGAATTTTGATAATATTCTCGGTAAGTTAAATCAAATGCGTGGAATGACAGGCGATTTATCGGCAGATGGCGAAAGTTTAGCCAATGCTTGGCATTCTGCTTATGAGAGTGTAGATGCAAGTAGCTCCGAGGTCAAGCAGATGATGCAAGCGTCTCTTGAGGCGAATAAACTCTATTACGAATTAGATGACCAGCAGAAAACATTTTTATCACAATACGCTGACAGCATTAGTTCTGACGCGCTTTATGACGCAAATAATCCCGATGCGCCGTTAAGATATGCGAATGCGATGCTTCAAGTTGTTAAAAACACCGAAGCAGGAAAAAAGGCTGTTTCTGATTATTATAAGATTCAAGAAGAACAGGGCTCGATGCCTTACGATAAATATGTTGCAAAAATGTCAACAGTGATGGATGCTGTTCGCGCAGAATTATCGAAACGATTAACTCCTGAAGAAATGAACGCAATTGATTTGTCTGAGGCTTTCGGATTAAAACAATTCCAGTCAGACATGTATCAAATGCGAGAGACCATCCGGAGTAATTTCAAAGAGGCTCTAAGCGGCTCGGATATTGAAGGTTCTTCCGTAGACGAACTTCTCAAGGACTTCAATCTCGAAAAATTGTCAAAGAATCAACTTTCCGCTCTCAATTCCGCTCTGGTTGATACTGGCGATCATGCTTCGGAATTTGCCGCTCGGTTGGCCGCTCTTGCTCAAGTTGGCGCTTTGCCTGAAGCTCTGGATGCGATTTCAAATTCCCTGAGCAAACAAACTGATTCTCTTAATACGGTTTCTGATGCTCTTGCAAATTATGAAACCTCTATGGAAGGGATTACCGACCATGTACAAGATCACGAGAGTATGGTTTCAATCTACGATGATTTTGCAGAATCAGTAAATAAAGGGCAAATTAACACAGAGGAAGCTCGCAAACAAATGGAGCTTCTCATCGGCAAGGTTGTTAGCCTGCAAGAAGCGAAGCAGTGGGTTAAGGACAATGAGGGTCTCTTCTTAACAGGCACAGATGAGGATAATGTCGGTCAAGATCTGACCGGAACGCTTAATACACTTCATAAGAAGTACAACGAACTCAGCGCTGACAAGAAAAAAGTCGTCGATGGACTAATGGACGTAGATTGGAACACCGGTTCCATGCAAGTTGCGCAGCATGATGTTGTCGCCCTGGCCGACGCTTTTGGCATTTCGGCGGCCTCTTTGCAGCAGTCTCTCGATTTAATCTCCACATATTCGGATTATGTTCCGAAAACAGTTAGTTCGGTTACATCAAGTATCCAGACGCTGAACGATGACACCTATCGTATTAAACAATCTGTTTCTGCGGCTGATCGGTCGTCCACAAAAGCATGGGAACACATGAGTGAAAGTGCGAAAATTGCACTCGAGTCTCTGACTGAAGGCACGGATATTGATGTCAAGGAAATATCTGTAGATGAGCTCGACACGCTTGTAGCTGCCATGAATAAGTTCAAGGCAAGCATAGGCGGAGAGACTCCGACTTTTGATGGTCTGAAAGCATCTCTTGAAAGCGTGAAAACCGCTTCGGGCGAAGCTGCCGCTAGTGTTGAACGTCTTGATAATGGCGGCTGGTCTATCAATGTGAGCAACTTGGATGCTTTTGCAAGCAGTCTTGGTGTTACAAAAGAACAGGCGCAAATTGTGTTGAGTACGATGGCGCAGATTCAAGATGAGGCTGGAAATCCGGTACAGCTTACTATTGAAGGGAATACTGTAGAAGCTGCCGCAAAAGTCAATGCGGTGGATGAAGCACTTAAACCTATCGAAAAAGAACGCCATGTCAATGTAAACACTTCGGAAGCCAATAGTAAGATTTTATACACAGTTGGGTTAATGAGTGGTATTCACGATAAGAGTGTGACCATTCGCGTAAACACAGTCCAGACAACCAGAACCGAAGCTCAGACCAAGGCTGACATTCATAGTCGCCGTGAGGGGAATAAAAAGCAAGACTTCACCGGACATGTTGGCAAAATGACTCAGTACGCATCTGGCGGCAACGCTGTCGGCGGCAAAACGCTTGTCGGCGAACTTGGCCCTGAGCAGTGGATTTCTCGGGACGGCGAGCATAGTAAATTTGTTGGCTTGCATGGAATGGAAGTCATCAACACTAAGCCCGGTGACGCGATTGTTCCTGCCAATCTGACTGCTGGTCTGATGCACGGTGGTATTCCCCATCAAGCATATAATACTTGGGGCGGCGTTAGCGCAAGTAACCCTTTGAGTAATTTGAACTATGGTACAGGCGGTAAATTCAGAAACTGGACATCTTCCAGTTCCTCTAAAAAATCTAATGCCACCGTCAAAGTCTCTGCTGATACCTCTCAGCTTTCAGATTCTGCGAAGGAATCCCTTGACAAGATTAAAGAAGAAGTCGAAGACATCATTGACCAGATTGAGCACAAGATATACCTCGTCGAAAAGCAGCGTGGCGACCCGATGCGGATTGTCGCTTATTATAAGCAGATTCAGGATGAAGCTCATAAAGCCGCCGAGCGTTATCGCGCTCAAGGGCAGAAAGATTCTTCTGAATACATTATGTCTATGCAGAAGAAATTCTGGGAAGCGCATGACAGCATCATCGACACGATGAAGGACATGTACGACAAGATCACGTCGGAACATGAAAATGCTGTTAAACTGGCCGAACGAAGCCTCGACCGTCTGCTCGACACTGACAAGCTCGAACGCTCTTTCACTCGTGCTCAGCGTAGGATTTTCAACTCGGCGAAGCTGTCACAGAATATTCTGAACGGTGTTGCCAAGAAGGGCAACCCTCTGGCCGGCATCTTCAGCGGCATTGCAGACAGTTTCGAAACCAAGACTGTTGATACTATCTTCTCGTCTATCGATGGCGATGCAATTGAGTCTACTCTCAACGGCATCATTGACCATTATCGCGAGGCTCAGAAGAACCTGCACAAGGAAGCGCAGTATTACCGCGGCATGGGATATTCCGATCTCAGTGACGAAGTGGCCGACCTCTCCGACCAGTGGTGGGAGTACGAAGACGCTGTTAAGGATGTTAAGCAGAAAGTCATCGACTATCTCTCTGATATCGTTGATGCAGCAAGCGACTCTGTTGATACGGTTCAGGACGTTCTCGACACGTTCAAGGATGCCGCAAAGGAATATTCGACAAATGGAGGGTTTATCTCTGTCGATACTTTCCAAGAGATAATGAAGCTCGGCCCCGAGTATCTGGGATATCTCCAAGACGAGAACGGGCTTCTGACCATTAACGAGGAAGCCATCAAGAAGGTTATCAAAGCAAAGAATGAGCAGCTGGCACTGGAAAGTGCCGCAGCTTATGTCGAGAGTCTTCGTCTGGCTTTGCAGGAGAATGACGTTGTCTCGCTGAACAACCTGCTAAACGCAACGGCCGACCTGACTGAGGTTCAGTGGGGTTCCGTCTACGCACAGCTTGCTATGCTTAACCTTACTAAAGAAGGCTATCAGAAGGCTGTTGCGCAGATCAATATGCGTCGCAACCTTTTGAGTAATGTACAGGAAGGCGTAGGAATCGACGTTGATGATATGAAGGACGGCGTGGACGAGATTTTCGACTACGTCAAAGAAATGATCAAAGACAACATCGACCGCCAAGTTGACGCTCTGGAAGAGCTGAAGGACAAGTATAGCGAAATCATCGACAAGAAGAAAGAGAGCCTGCAACTGACCAAAGACGAAGCCGACTATCAGGACGAGGTAGCCGACAAGGTCAAGGAAATGGCAAAGCTCCAAGAGAAAATCAACGCTCTGTCTCTGGATGACAGCCGCGAGTCAATCGCAAAGCGTAAAGATCTTGAGGAACAGCTGGCTGACCTCCAAAAGGAGCTCGCCTCGGATCAAGCAGATCATGCCTACGATAAACAGACTGACAATCTGGACAAGATGCAGGAATCTTACGAGAAGGAAAAGGACGCCGAGATCAAGAAACTGCAGGAGTCCATCCAGTCTGCCGAGCGGCTCGATGCCGCAGCTCGGAAGTACATCAAGGAAAACTGGAACAATCTGTATACCACACTCGAGACTTGGAATGAGGAATACGGTTCGCACCTCACGAAGGAGCTGCAGACGAGCTGGAGTAAGGCTTTGGACGCCGCTAAACAGTATGGTGACTACCTCACCGCGCTGGATGCGATTGGTTCAGGCGGAACGAATGCAAATAAGACCGGCAGTTCCAACGTTCTTGGTGATAGTTCAAAGGCTGATATTTCGAATGAAGACCATATCAAATATATCGTAGATCAGATGGAAAAGAACAGTGCTGCTTGGTTCGGCGCTTCAGAGGCGAAACAAAAGGAACTTAACGAAGCGAACCTTCAGCTTTCCAATGCTTTAAGACAGTACGGGGAGGACCCAAAACGCGTAAATGGCACATGGTATGCTTCGGATGGCACTTTGCTCTATGAGAAGTACCACACCGGCGGAGTTGTTGGTGATGCTTCCACCTTGCGCCAAGACGAGATGATGGCGATTCTGCAGAAGGGCGAAATCGTGCTCGACAAGCCTAAACAGCAGTCGCTCGACTCCATTCTCAAAGTAATGTCCGCTATTACCAGCGGTTTGTCCGCTTCTGCCCTGCCCGACCTGTCCAAGACCGCTCAGATGCCTGTTTCCGGCGTAAACCGTGAAGTTATCACAATTCCGCGTGAGAACATCACGAACGTTACCTTCGGCGACACAATCATCAAGGGTGCAGACGGCGACACGGTTAAGCAGCACGAAGCTGTATCCCGCCGCATGGTCAACGACATTATCGAAGTTCTCAAAATCAAAAAATAATGGCCGGCGCAGGTGTTTACAATTACTGCGTCCGCATCTGCCGGATCGTTCACAATAATAAA